GCTCTTCCGATCTTTCAAAGTGAGCAAGATAACTTTGCAGGATGCCATTGATAAAGGCTTTCTTCCTGAGCCAAAGATAGTCTGTATTCCTCTTGAACTCAAAAGATTTGACAGAACTGAGACTATTGAAATGGACTTAAGAACTGCCAAGTCTGGAGATAAGGGAGTTATAAAAGACCTTTGGAGCAACAGGTGGAAGTATCTGAGGAACAGAAAGGCATACTTGGGATATGTTCTTAGGTTTTCATGTACTCAGAAAGAAAAGTATGAGTATATAAATGAGCAGTTCGATTACTGGAAAAGGCAATACTTCAGGAATCAGGGCAACATAAGGCTTAAGAATATGTGGCTTCAATGGGGAACCAAGAGAAAGAGATTCCTTGGTGAACTCAAGACAAAAGAAGCAGAAGAACTTTGTGTCAAACTCAATGAGGAAGGTAAGAGGTTTATCTGTTTCTGTTCTTCTATTACACAGGCTGAGTTCCTTGGAGGAGAAAACTGTATTCACTCAAAGAAGAAGGGTGTAAGGGAGATTATCTCTACATTCAACTCAGGAAAGACCAACTCAATCTTTGCAGTAGGAATGCTTCAGGAAGGTCAGAACTTGACCAATATACAGGCAGGTATCATTGTGCAGCTTGATGGAGAGGAGAGAGGATTTATACAGAAGTTTGGGCGTAGCCTTAGAGCTACTGACCCAGTTCAGTATATCCTTTATTATAGAGGGACAAGAGATGAAGAGTATCTCCAGAAAGCACTTGAAGGCATAGATGAAGAATATATAGTGGAGGAATGAAATATGTAATTAGTACAAAAGCACTAAGGGATAGAGGAATCAAGGAAGAAGAGGCTCTTGCTGTACTTCTTATAACTGCTTGTGACAACATCTCTGAACTGTTTGAAAGACTTATCAAGAAGGGATACATAAGAAGGGCTGAAGGAATCTTTGAGCAAGGCTTTGAAATAAATGAGACCTTTCTCAGTAAAGTTCAGGCAGCTCTTCTTTCTAAAGACCCAGATGTCCCTGAAGAGGATAAGCTGGACACTCTTGCTTCTCAACTTATGGAGGTATTTCCAAAAGGAAAGAAGGAAGGAACCACTTCATATTGGAGGGGTAACAGGAAGGAGATAAGAGAGAGGTTGCAGAAGTTCTTCAAACTCTATGGAAACAAATACACTGATAAACAAATCCTGAAGGCAACACAAGACTATGTGAGCTCCTTTAATGGAAATTATTCCTATATGAGGGTACTTAAGTACTTCATTCTGAAGGATGAAAGAAAATCTGATGAGGAAGGTAAACTGATAGTGCAGCAAGTCTCTGACTTAGCAACATTCATTGAGAATGCAGAAGACCTTGACCCTGTCAGAAATGATTGGACATCTAACTTAAATTGATATGAAGTTTTCAGAAGTGTTGCAGGACCTTCAAAGGAGAAGAGATAGAGTGATGAATGGACTGTGGAACTGTATTCCACTGCCATTTCCAAGATTCAAACAGTTACTTCCTGGATTTGAACAGGGGAAGTACATAGTGGTTACTGCCAATCAGAAGGTTGGTAAGTCAAAACTATGTGATTACCTATTGGTCTATTCTATCATATTCTTTGCTATGGAACATCCAGAGTTCAAGGCAAAGATTCTCTACTTTACTCTTGAGATGAGTCCTAAAGAGAAGTATAATGAGTTCTTATGTCATCTTCTGTTCAGACTTGATGGTATAGTCATATCTCCTACAGAACTCAAGAGCACTGATAAGGACAAGCCAGTTGACCCACATATCTTTGAACTTCTTAAAAGTGAAAGGTATCAAGCCTATATAAAGAAGTTTGAAGAAATGGTGGAATATATAGATACTGACAGAAATCCTACTGGAATAAACAAAAAGTGCAGAGCTTATGCAGAAGAGCACGGTCATTACAATTATAAGACAGTCAAGAACAAGAACAAACTGACTGGTGAGGAAGAGGAAGTAAGGATACTTGACCCTACTGAACCTTATACTCCCGATGACCCAGAAGAGTACAAGATTGTCATAGTAGACAATGCTTCTAACATATCTTTGGAAAAGGGTCTGGACAAGAGGGAATCCATTGACAAACTTTCAAAGTATGGTATTACTTTAAGAAATCAGATGCAGTTCATATTTGTGCTTATTCAGCATCAGGCTCAAGCCCAAGAAGGCATTGAGAACCAAAAACTGAACAGGCTTAAGCCATCATCAGATGGATTGGCTGACTGTAAGACTACCACCAGAGATGCAAATCTTGTGATTGGTCTGTACTCACCATTCAAGTATGGAATACCTGATTTTGAAGGATATGACATCAGGAAGTTTAGGAACTATATAAGGTTTATGGAAGTTATTGAAGATAGGGATTATGGTTCAGCAGGAAACATATGTCCATTGTTCTTCAATGGTGCAGTAAGTACATTCAATGAACTTCCTCTACCAACAGACAGTGCTGGACTTGAGAGTGTCTATGGCTACATAGATAATCTTAACAAACAGAAGATGAGAAGAAAGGCTAAGTCTTTCTTTATGTATTTGAGGAAAATTTTTAAGAAATAAGTGTAGATGAAAGCATTAGTGCTTGCAAAAAGTGGATTTGGGAAGAGTACCTCAATTGGTGCTATTCCTGAATTGGGACTTAAAGGGCTTGACCCAGCCAAGACTTATCTGATTAGCTGTGTAAATAAGCCTCTTCCTTTTAGAGGTGCTGCTTCTCAGTATAAGATTGCCAAGGTTAAGAGTCAGCCAACAGACAAGACTTTCCCTGCTGAGATAGCATCTGGGAACAGACTTATCTCTAATGATGCAAAGACCATTGCAGCAGTAATTGAACTGCTTGCTGATTCCCCTTATGAGAACATAGTTCTTGATGATATGAACTACATATCTCAGGACTTCTATATGAAGAATGCTCTCAAGGGAGGATGGGATACCCCAAAGCAAATTGGCTATGGCATGGGACTTATCTTTGATGCAATCAACAAGATTCCTGAAGATAAGAACATGATTTGTCTTGCTCATTATGAGGAGTACAAGGATAAGAATGGAGACAGTCTGTCTTACAGATATAAGAGTACTGGAAACATGGTTGACCAGTATATCACTCCTGAGGGTAAGTTTGAGGTAGTCCTTTATGGAAAAGCCTCATATGATGAGAAAGAAAAGAAGTCCATCAGAGAGTTTGTAACCAATGATGATGGACAGTATCCAGCAAAATCTCCTGTGGGAATGTTTCCATTGTATATACCTAATGACCTTGGGTATGTTGTGGATGCCATGAAGGAGTATTACTTTGGAAGTAACAACTAAAAATAAATACAAATGGAATTAAGTAGGTATGAACTTGCTGCTGTCAAGAGGACAGCACAGATTATTAAGCCTAAGAGAGCTAAAATGGCTAAACTTATTGCCAAGAGGGATGCCCTTGACAATGAAATCAATGCTCTTCAGAATGAGATTGACCTTTGGGAGGCTCCTATCATAACCAAACATGGTTATTCTTCTGAACAGATTCTTTCAGGAGAGGCTGATGAGATAACCTCACAGACTGAGAATATGTCAGGGGTTTCTGTAGAAACTGTTGATGATACAGAGGAGGCTCCTTTGAGAACTGGTTTCTCAAGGGTAGAAGGGGAAGAAACTGCTGATACAGAGATTGCACATACATCAGTATCTGTAGATGAGGACCCATTCAAAGACCCAGAACTTTAACAGTAAATCAACTAAAAACAAACAAAACAAATGAGTAGAACTAATAAACTGTTTTTTGCAGTAGCAAAAGGTAAAGTATCCTCTGAGGGAGGAGAAGTCAAGAGATATATTGGTGTAGCACCAGTATTTGTACTTGCAGTGAATCCAGACAAGAAGAAGCTGGAGGAACTCTATGGTAATACTCTTGAGAATGACCCAGTATATGTAGGTGAGGCTGAGGTTGGAGAGGACAAGAAGAAAGTAGCACAGGTAAGGCTTGACTTTATCCTCAAGATAGATGGTACCAAGTGCAAAGACTCTCAGGGAAATCCTATTGATGCTCTTACCAGAGTGTCATTCTTCCTCAGAAACCAGTATAGAACCAACAATGCTGGAGATAAAATTCAGGTGATTGACAAGTATGGAAGGACTGCATGGGTAACCAAGGAGCAGTTTGAGAAGAAGGAGATTCCTGTATATTCCAATGGTCCTGCAAACCTTGACAAGGACTATAGACCATGCTTCTGGGGAGAGGAGCAGCTCACTAACTTCATAAGGGCATATCTCAACATTCCTAATGTAATGAAGTATGTCAATAAGCAGTGGGTTCTCATTGACAAGCCAGAGGAGGCAGAAGTAAGGTTGGATGAGATTTCCAACTATTTCAAGGGTAACTATTCAGAATTGAATGAAATCCTTACTTATCAGCCTCAGAATAAGGTTAAACTCCTCTTTGGAATAAGGACAACTGATGACAACAAGCAGTTCCAGGCTGTATATACTGAGATGTTCCTCAAGAATAGTGTGACTGACTATTCAAGACTTGACAAGGATGTTCAGGAGAGGAAGAATGCAGGAGCATATCCTACAACTGAGTTTGAGGTATGTGACCTCAAGGTCTATCAGGTAGGTGCAACTGACCTGAGCAATACAGCAGACACTGGTGACATGCCTGATTTCACAGGTGCTCCAGCCAATCCTTGGGGAAGCAAATAAAGAACAAACTACAAATAATATATCCATATGGTAGCAAGAGGTTCAGACAGCACTTCTATTGAGAAGGTCAATGACCTATATTCAGACTTTGATATTGCACACAAGTATTTAGGTATTACTTGTGTTCCTGAAGTAATCAATTCTCCACTCAGACAGGACAATAACCCTTCATTGGGATTGTTCATAAACAGCAAGACTAATGGTCTGTGGTTCAAAGATTTTGGAAGTGGAGAAGGAGGAAGTCTGTATGACCTTCTTGCCAAAATGTGGAATGTCTCCAAAGACAGGGTGTATAAAAGAATCCTTGAAGATATGCCTGCTCCAGCCCTCATAAGAAAGCATGGGGTAAAGGTGTACAGGAAGTCAGCAGGCAAAGTTGAAGTCAGAGTCAGAGAATGGAAGGACTATGATATTGCCTATTGGGATTCCTATGGAATATCACTTCCTTGGCTTAAATTTGGAGAAATATATCCCATATCTCATATTATCTTTACCAAGAATGGACATTCTTATCCTATTCCAGCAGAGAAGTATGCTTATGTATATGTAGAAAGGAAAGATGGTATAGTCTCATTCAAGATTTACCAGCCTTACTCAAAAGAGTATAAGTGGATGTCTAAACATGACTCTTCTGTATGGGATTTATGGACTAAGATTCCAGAGAAAGGTGATAAACTGATTATCACTTCATCAAGAAAAGATGCCCTTGCTATATGGTCCAATACAGGTATTCCTGCTCTTAGCTTGCAGGGGGAAGGTTATATACCAAAGGAGCATGTAGTCCAACAGTTGAAAGACAGATATAATAAGGTTTATGTACTTTATGATAATGACTTTCAAAGTGAAGAGAATCATGGAAGGATGTATGGTAAGATGATTGCTGAGAGATTCAATGTTACTCAGATTGAAATACCTGAGAAGTGGGGGAGCAAGGACCCTTCAGACTTAGTAAAAAATCATGGAAGAGAAGTTCTGAGAGAGGTCATAAATGAGTTAGTAAACTAAAAAAAAAGAAACAATGAGTAGAAAAGTTACTGTGCTTGTAGAGAGCACACAAAGCAAAGTTGTGTTTGAGTCAAATGCTACCACCCTTGGTGAGCTTAAGAATGAACTGAGGGAGAGACAGGTAAGGTATGATTCAGATTGTGTATTCAAGGAGGCTGCTTCAAAGACCATCCTTACATCTGATGAGTCCATCCTTCCTTCTAACATTCCTTGGAAGGGTCAGGTAACTAATGACCTTGTGTTCATGGTCACTGCACCTCAGAAGAAAATCAGGTCTGGTGCTATGGGCAGGAAGGAAGCCTATACAAGAGTTAAGGAGCTTGGTCTTCAGGGAAAGATTCAGGAACATGAGGGAAAGAACTTCACTCAGTGTTCAACTGCTATCCTTATCTCCTATATAGAGAATGAGGGGAAAAAGGCAGTCAAGAAGACTCCTAAACATACTCCTGCTCCTATAGCAAAGGAGAAAGTAGTTAAAGCAGATGCCTACACTATGCCAGCATCAGGAAAAGAAATGATGTCTAATCTTAGAAACCTTCTTGATGAGATGGTATCTAAGGGAGTTCTCATGCAGCATGATGCTGATAACATCTGGGGTGTTGCCAATGGTCAGCCTGCTCTTCCTGTAGAAAGGGAGCAGTCCTATGATGAACTTGCTGAACAGTTTAACTTCTAATAATGAGGGATAAGGGTTAGGATGAATTTCCTCTCCCTTATCCCTTTTTTATAGGGATGAATATGACAGATGAACAGAAAAGAGAATGGGAAAATCTGTATGACAGCCTGATGGAGAAACCAAGAAGAATCCTTGAAATATTCAGTGATTATTTTGGAGAAGATAAAGTGGATATGCAAGGATTCCGCACTAAGGAGGAGTTCTGTAGAAGTAAATCATTAGGGAAAGGTAATACAGACGCTATATTACTCTCAAGTGGTATATTTATACTTGTATGGTTTCCTCAAGTGAGAGTCACTAATGAGTATAACAGGTCTGTAGATATACAGGACCTTTATGCTAAAGTGAAGATTGATACAGAGGGACAACTTATAGGAAAGTTCCATCTCAATAGAGCTACTTATCCATTAAGTCATATGAGGGCTGGATATATGCATTCCCATATTCCTGGAATAAATACCCATGACTTCTCAAACTTTCTTACACCTTGTACTGGAAGTGGACCTATCAATGCTACTATTGGAGGTCTTAACAGGGAGTTTGATGAAGATATGTGGCAGTTATTCTGTAGTGAACTTGAAGACTTTACTCAAGTAGAGTCAGTTGTAGGGGTTCCTTATAGGAGACTTGAGAATATAGGTGCCAGCCAGTCTTGTGGTGTGACACAGAAGTTCTCTTATGTAGTCAGAGGATTTTATGGAAAGGTAGCAAGACCTTCATATGAATCAAGGAATGTAGACCTTGGAATCATACCAGATTTCACAAGATACCTACTTAAGAATGTCTCTCTTCCTATGGAATACTCAAATGGAACATACTGTCTTGGAATGTCTTATTATGATGCTACCATCTTGATTAGTAATAAGTTCATAGAATGGTTCAATCTTGAAGACAATCCATATAGGAGATTGTGTAATTTTCAGTATTTGAAGAACATGGGCATCCTTGGAGAGTGTATAGTAGTTGATGGTAAAATCTATACTATTGAGGCTGCTGAAAGTATTAATAGTTATAGGGACTATGAGGGTAAACTTGTATGTAAATTCAAAGGAAGAGAAATTAGATTACACATAGATAATGGTCTTTCCTCTGAACAGCATCCAGCTACCCTATTGGAAGAAAATGTTTTAAAGGATATAGTATCAGCTATCTGTAAAGTTGTAAATTTAAGATATGGAAGAAAAGAAGGAGAAGAAGAGTCTGAGCTTGATAGACAGACATTCTATGTATAAACTTATAATACCTGATTCAGTTCAGAGAAAGATAAGGGAGTGGTGTTATCATTTCCCTACCAAAGAGTGGTCTGGAACACTGTTCTATACAGTGGAGGGTTCTTTTGAGGATGATTCTTTGGTTATTACCTGTAAGGATATTTATGTATCTGACATAGGTTCTGCTACCTATACAGAGTTTGACCATAGTGCTGATATTGTTACTTATCAGGCAATGAATGACCTGCTTGACTGCTATACGGGACTTATCCACTCACATAACCAAATGGCAACATTCTTCAGTGGAACAGACAGAAACACTCTTATAGAGGAAGGTATGGATATGCCTCATTTCCTCTCTCTTATAGTGAATAATGCAGGTGTATATACTGCCAAGATTACCAGAAGGGTGAGTCTTCAGACCTCTAAGATAACCTATCCTACCTTTGGTGGAGAAAGTAAATCTGAGGAAGTGGAATCTACTATCAATGAATATCTTGAGGCATTTCCTCTTGAGATAGATGTACAGGAAGATACATCTATCAGGGATGAGGTTGCTCAGAGAATCAAAGAGATAGAAGCAGAGAAGACCACTGTAAGAAGAACTAACTTTCTTTCTTATACCAAGAAGGAAGATGCACCCTTTAAAAGAGAAGAGGAAGTATCATTTACTAAGGAGTTCCCCTCACAGAGAACACCAGTACAGCCAACATTGTTCCCTGCTGACAGAATATTCCCTTCAGAAACAGATGGGAGTTGGGTCAATATTGAAGTCCCTCAAGAGTTGGCTCAGAAACTACTTGTACAGTTAGTAACTGGCTCTATCACAACTGGTTATAGTGACAAGTTTGATATAGAGAAGTGGTGTTCATCTATGATGGAGAAGGCTTTCCTCAGAAGGTTCCCTAACCCTCAGGACCTTGAGAACTGGCTTGACCTCTATACAGAGTTCCTTACATGGTACACTTGCTGGAAGGAAGTTGAAGATGAGGATTGTGATATGATAGCCCAGGCTGTGGCAGCTAAATTACTTAGTATGTGTGAGCAATTACCTGATAACAAGATACTTGATGTTATCAAATCTAAACTTGGGGAGATAATGGCATGACACAGAATACACAACAGGCTGTACAACAGGACATATCACTTAGACTGGCTGAAGCAATTAATAGTCTTGTAGACCAGGTCAGTGTTGAGCATACTGAGGCTGCTGTTTCAGAGAATACTTCTGAAGAGATAGAAGAGCAGGCTGCATATCCGGAGTATCCAAGTATAAGCAGTGAAACTACTGTTCCTGAGCAGGCTCATGATAGGATTTCTACCAACTCCGAGACTATTACCATTGACATGAGCACTTCAAGGTTCAGTGGGGCAGTGTGGTATAATAAAGTGCAGGAGAAGACAATCACTCTTGCAGGTTTGGGTGGTATAGGTTCTTATGTGGCTTTCCTTCTCTCAAGAATGAAGCCTAATCACATAAGACTCTATGATGATGATACTGTAGAATTGGCAAATATGTCAGGGCAGTTCTACAGTGTTCTTGACATCAACAAGACTAAGGCTCAAGCCATGACTGACATGATGCACAATTACAGTAATTATTGTTCCATAACCTCTATCAATGAAAGGTTCACAACAGATTCCCCTGCTACTGACATCATGATTTGTGGATTTGACAATATGACTGCCAGAAGGATATTCTATAGTGTATGGAAACACCATGTGATGAGCATACCTGAAGAACTAAGAAAGCATTGCCTGTTCATAGATGGAAGGCTTGCAGCAGAGGAGTTTCAGGTTCTGTGTATACAGGGTGATGACAGTTATAATATGAAGAGGTATGAGAAAGACTGGCTGTTCTCAGATGATGAGGCTGATGCCACACTCTGTAGTTATAAGCAGACAACCTTCATGGCTAATATGATTGGCTCTATCATGACTAATCTCTTTGTGAACTTCTGTGCCAATGACCTTGAAGGTGATGAGAAGCCTATGATAGATAGGAGTCTTCCATTCCTTACCTCATATGATGCTTCTTTGATGATGTTTACTACGGAGGCTTGATTATGGTTACAACAATTTACAATGACCTCACTACTTATCCCTTCAATACCATGTATGTAAATACAGGTGTGTTTATTGCATATTCCTCCTATCTTGAAGAGCATAATATACTGAATGGATACATATGTACAGATGTGAATCATACTGGTTCATTTGAAGTACCTATGGCTATGCTTCCTTATCTTGAGACCATCTTGGTACAGCCAGAGATAAAGTGGAAGCAGATTGCTATGCCTCTATATTATGGGAATACTGCCGTAAAGAACACTTCTGATGCTATTATAAGACATTTCTTCAGAGATGTTCAAGTGGGTGATGAAAGACTCTCTAAGATTGTGACAAGGAAAGGAGAGGTTTATTATGGGGGAAATGGGATGATATTTGACCAACATATGAAACCTCTTGTCCTGTATACTGCTACTGTTACAGGTATGACTCCTGTAACTGTTCCTCACAGACCAGTAAGAATGAAGACAACCATTTCTGCCCTTAATGTGAGAGTGTCTCCTCAGGTGCTTCTTAAGGATGATATGCTCAAGAAGAATATAATCTCCAAGGTTATACCTTCACTTGTATCAAGGAGTTTTACAAGTATAAGAGGTGTAGTGTTTAGTAAGCCTACAACTCCTAAGATTATCATTGAGGACCTTTCAGAGTGGATTAAAAGACCTGCAAAAGTAGGTAGTCCTCAGACCTTCAAGGAAGATATGCAGAAGTTCTTGTCAAGAGAGGATATTATTCAGGATATAGTAGAATGCCTATGACTTGGAGTGGCATAGTATCAACAGATAGTATGGCTGTTCCTTGGTCTAAGGTCATGAAATCTGGAAGACCTTTTTGTCCTGATAAGAATGACATTTTCAAGGCATTCTCATACTGTAGTCCTGATGACTGCAAGGTAGTATTTCTTGGACAAGACCCATATCCTCAGAAGGGTGTTGCAACTGGCATACTGTTTGCAAATAAGTCAGAAACTTTGCCTGAACAACTATCTCCTTCATTGAAGGTTATCAAAAATTCTTTGTTTGAAGATTTGCATATTTCAGAAAAAGATTTTAACTTTGACCCTTCATTAATATCCTGGGCAGAACAGGGGATACTTATGATTAACTCTGCACTTACTGTAGAGATGAACAAGATAGGTTCTCATGTTATGATATGGAGACCTTTCATATCAAAACTTCTGAGGAATCTGTCTCTGTACAATCCAGATATACTGTTTGTTCTATTTGGTTCACAAGCAGGCACATTCAGACCTTATATCAACAAGGAGAGTACTGTTCTTGAGGTACCTCACCCTGCATATAGTGCAAGAACTGGAGAAAAGTTTCCTCTTATCTTCAATGCAATAAATGAAATTCTTGCAAAGAAAGGTAAGAAGAAGATACATTGGATTTAACATTCTATTTAATTATGGGAAATAAATTTATAACTAAAGAAGGAAAGAAGGTTTCTCTTGGAGAACCTCTCAGTATCACTGTTACTCTCAAGAAGGAGGGGGTGAAGGAAAACTTTATATTTAGGAGCAACAAGCTTACTTCCTCACAGGCAAGAATACTTGTAATGAAGGGAATGCTCAGGGAAGATAAATTTCCTGACAGGGAGGCAATACCTATGGTTCCTACCATTGATGAAATATTTGCTCTTGTAAGTACATGGCTCATGAGTACTCCTCATGAAAAGGATACAGCAAAAGAGTTCCTTACTGCAATGCCTGACTATGCAAGGTTCTCAGTTATGCTCAGAGCTCTTGCAGTTCTGATAGACAGGAAATATCCTGACCACATCAACAATGCTGATGTTGATAAGTATTTCACTATTGACATGACTAATGGAAGAGTATGTGAAGTTCCTAAAGGTAAAATCAAGAACTTTAGAAACTTTGCTGCATTCAGAAACATTGATGACATCAAGATTGCCACTAAGATTCTGAGACCTCTCATTAAGGAACTGTGGCCTAATGAATAAGAAAGTAGTCAATGCCACAGCTGTACTTAGGGACAATATAAAGTTCAGAAGTAAGGCTGAAGCAAAGATGTATGAACTGTTGAAGGATTCAGGGCTCTGGTTTGAATATGAACCAGACCCTATAGTCCTTCAAGAAGGTTTCTATCCTATGGGATGGTATGAAGGTACAAAGTACAGGGAAGACAAGATTAGAGCCATTACCTATACACCTGACTTTATTGTAAAGGTTCCAGATAAAAACTGGTTCTTTATAGTGGAAGTAAAAGGTTTTATTACTGACAGATACCCTCTCAAAAGGAAGATGCTTATCAATCATATAGATAATTCAGAGAATAACTATGTGTTTGCAGAGGTTCATACCAAAAGAGATATGGAGTTTATAATAGCAGAAATAAAGAAGTTTTCAAGATGAGTACACCAGTCCAAAGAATCAAACAGTTGCTTTCCTGTGTACCAGAGAAAGACATTCCTTATGCAAATAAGTTCATTAAGGAGAGGGATTTTGAAGCCCTTAGAGATTTAGTCAAGTCTGATATACAGATACTTCTTAAAAAGAAGGATGAGTCCCTTGAGGAGCAGATAGACAATCTGAGACTTCTTAAGACTGAGATAGACTCCTATCTGCTTTTGTTAGGTCTTGAAGATGATGATGAAATTGAAACAGATTTTTGGGAAGGATAATAATGAAATCACTGAAAGACATATCATGGAATGTAACAGAAGACCAGTATAGGGCTGATTCAGCATTGTCTTATTCTACTCTTTCAAGATTCAATAGAGAGGGGTTTGACAATCTTGTCCATCTGTTTGATAAGACAGAAAGTCCTTCACTTCTTTTTGGTAGTGTAGTTGATACTCTACTTACAGGAACCAAGGAGGAATTTGATGAGAGGTTTTTCATAGCAGATTTTCCTGAACTGCCTGATAAACAGAAGGAAGTAGTCACTGTACTGTTTAATGCTGTGGGAGGTAGAGTCTCTTGGAAGGACTTGCCAGATGGACCACTTATTACTGCTATAGAAGCAGTTAATTATCAACCTAACTGGAGAGATGATACCAGAGTGAAGGTCATTAGGGAAGTAGGTGGGGAATATTATGACTTACTTACACTTGCTAATGGAAAGACAGTGGTATCACAGAAATTGTATCAGGATGCTCTGGACTGTGTAGAGACATTGAGAAAGTCTGAGAGCACCAAGTGGTATTTTGAAGCAGACAATCCTTTCAACAAGACTATTGAAAGACTGTATCAATTGAAGTTTAGAGGAAGTTATGAGGGCATAGACCTCAGATGTATGGCTGACCTTATTATAGTAGACCATGAAAAGAAGATAGTATATCCTTGTGACCTTAAGACTTCTTTCAAACCTGAATGGAGATTCTACAAGTCCTTCATGGAATGGGGATATTGGATTCAAGCCCAACTGTATTGGTATCTTATCAGGCAGACTATGGATAAAGATGAATACTTCAAGGACTTCAAACTGGCAGATTACAGGTTTATTGTCATAAGTAACAGGACAAGAAAACCTCTTGTGTGGGAATTTCCACAGACTCAGGCTATTACTGACCTTAAACTTGGGGAGCATAAACTCAGGAACTGGAGAGGTATAGCAGAAGAACTTAATACTTACCTTACCAGGAACTATGAAGTTCCAGTAGAGATTAACATGTATTTAATCAACAATATAAGCAAGTGGCTGGAGAATGAATGAGCATAAAGTAGTCAAGAGAGATGGCACCCTTGCAGAGTTTGATGAAGAAAAGATTATCAATGCAGTTGCTGCTGCATTTGAATCAGTAGGACAGACTCTGCCACCAAGACTTATGAGGTCTTTTATCAAGGCAATTGAAGTCAATCTTCCTAATCCTGTAGGAGTGGAGGAGATACAGAATAGGGTTGAAAGATACCTTATGGACAACAAATATTTTCAGGCAGCAAAATCTTTCATTCTATATAGAGAGAAGCATAAAGAAGCAAGATTCATTAGAGAGAGGATTGATTATATGAATAAGTATAGTCAGTCCAATGATAATGCAGCTACTTCATCAGAGACAGATGCTAATGCAAATGTAACTATGAAGAATGTGGCTAATCTTGAAGGAGAGGTGTATAAAACCACTAACAGAGTCATCCAAAGACAGAGGATGAAGGATAAACTGAATGAGATGTTTCCTGAGGTAGCTAAGAAGTATGAGGAGGATTTGAATCATCATATCATTTATGCCCATGATGAGGCTACCACTCCTGTATTGAAGCAATACTGTATGGCAGTAAGTCTATATCCTCTTATAATGGAGGGAGTAGGTAATATTGATGGTATCACACCTTCAGCACCTAATGATTTACAGTCATTCAGTGGGCAAATTACCAATCTTATATTTCTTCTCTCTTCTCAATGTAAGGGAGCAGTTGCAGTAGGTGAATACTTTATTGCACTGAATTATTATATTGTGAAAGAATTTGGAGAAGATTGGTATAATAGATTAGATGAGGTAACTACTTCTCCTGCTTGTAATGAGCAAAGAACTATTAGAGATGCCATATATAAGGCATTCAAGCAGTTTATTTATGGTGTAAACCAGCCTGCTGGTAATAGGTCATATCAGAGTCCATTTACTAATGTGTCTTATTATGACCACACATATTTCAATTCACTGTTTGGAGAGTTCAGCTATCCTGATGGCACTAAACCTCAATGGGAAGCTATAGATTGTCTTCAGAAGCTGTTCATGAAGTTCTTCAATAAACTGAGAACCAAACAGATTCTTACTTTCCCAGTAGAGACAATGGCTATGGTGTATGACCCAAAGACCAATGATATTATAGATAAGGACTATAAGGACTTTACTGCTGAAATGTATGCAGAAGGTCATAGTTTCTTTACCTATATATCAGACAGTGCTGATAGCTTGGCTTCATGCTGTAGGTTGAGAAATGAACTTGCAGAGAATACTTTCAATCCTACATCAGGTCTTACTGGTGTTATGACTGGTTCTTGTAATGTTATTACTCTTAATATTAATAGAATTATTCAAGATTGTGCCAAGAAATATTCTATAATAAAAAAGAGATTTGGAAAAGACAAATGGGAATCTTGTATCAAGAATGAACTAATTGATATTCTTGAAAGAGTCTACAAGTATCATATTGCATTCAAGACAATGCTCTATGAGCTCGAAGATAAAGGAATGTTTGCAGCTTCAAATGGTGGATATATTCACATCAGCAAGTTGTATAGCACTGTTGGTATTAATGGCTTGAATGAGGCTGCAAGGTTCTTGGGTCTTAAAGTGGGTAATAATCCTGAGTATATTGAATTTCTGCAACTCATACTTGGAACTATCAAAGAGGAGAATAAGAAGCATTCTATTCATGATAAGAAGAGACCTTTCTTGTTTAATTCTGAGGTAGTACCTGCTGAAGGTCTTGGTGGTAAGAACTATAATTGGGATAAGGAAGATGGGTATTGGGTTCCTGATGATGAGAACCTGTATAACTCATATTTCTATGATGCCCATGATGATACTTCAGTGTTTGATAAGTTTATTCTTCATGGAAGGCAGACTTATCAATTCACTGATGGTGGTTCAGCAGCTCATATCAATCTTGAAGACCATCTGAGTAAGGAGCAGTATCTCAAGTTGATAGACTTTGCAATAGCCAATGGTACTAACTACTTCACATTCAATATTCCTAATAGTAAGTGTGATGATTGTGGGTATATCACTAAGCACCCAATCACAGAGTGCCCTAAGTGTCATAGTCATAACATTACTCAATATACAAGGGTTATTGGATATTTAAGACCTATTAAGTCCTTTGGTAAGGATAGACAAATAGAAGCAAGTAAAAGAGTTTATAGTAAAAGTATTAAGTAATATGGAATCAGAAATAGTTAAAACAAAACAGCTCAGAAAGGATATTGATGAGGTGCTTCAAAAAGTAAAAGAGCTTTCTTGTACAAGAGAGACGAGCCTTGCAGTAACTAAGTTACAAGAAGGTATTATGTGGTTAGGTATGCACTTAAAGTTCCTTAATAGTCCTGACCCCTATCCTGGAAGTAAAGACCCTGAGTCTGGAGATTATGTAGCACCAACTGCTGATGGATTGAAACTATGATATGTTGAAGTATGTTGATACTAAGGTAGTCTTTCAAGAAGTGCCCAATGAAATAACTCTTGCTATTGATATATCTAATTGTCCTTGTCATTGTGAAGGATGTCACTCCCCTTACCTTGCAGATGATATAGGAGAACCTCTTGATTTACAACACTTGACTGATTTGATAGACTCTAATAGAGGTATCTCTTGTGTTTGTATTATGGGAGGTGATGCTAATCCAAGTGAAGTAGATGATATTGCACAGGACATTAAAGAATATTATCCAGAGTTAAAGATAGCTTGGTATAGTGGGAGGCAAGAACTAAGTAAAGATATTAACTTGGAAAACTTTGACTATGTTAAGTTGGGACCTTATATAAAAGATAAAGGTCCTTTGAATAGCCCTACCACTAATCAGAGATTCTATAAGATAATACATACTTCTGTACCTTCTACACTGTTAGTAGACCAAACACATCTATTTTGGAAAAAAGATTCCTCAGAAAAGTAATTGGGGAGAAGACATTCCCAAGGTGCCATTATACAAGAAAGAAGTACAGATGGAAGCCTAAAGTTCCTTATGTCTCTATGCAAGCAGCTGAACTCTTTATTGAAGAGAGAAAGTTAGAGAATTATGAGGCTTACAAATGTCCTATATGTGGTAAATGGCATATTGGATTTCATAAAAGAGAAGAGTAGAACAAGCCCTCAGAAATGAGGGCTTTTATTATGTAGTGTTATGAAAATAGAAACAAGGTTTAATATTGATGATAGAGTCTGGGTTATCTCTAATAATCAGGTGAAAGAAGGTTACATTAATGAGATTACCTTCAAATGTAAATCTCTAATTAGAGAAAATGAGACACTCTATAATGTGGTTGTTGGTCCTTCCTTAAGTTGTACAAAAACAGAAGGTCAGGTGTTTGCATCTAAAGAAGAACTTCTTAAATCATTATGAAACTGAAGATAAAAGTAAAAACATTTGCAGGTCAGGTACTTCCTAAAATCATAGACAAGGGAGACTGGATAGATTTGAGAGCAACAGCAGACTACAATCTTAATCCAGGAGAATACAGACTTCTCAATTTGGGCGTAGCAATGGAACTTCCTGAAGGTTTTGAAGCTATAGTAGTTCCAAGAAGTTCTGCATTCAGGAATTATGGCATCCTATGTGCCAACTCCTTTGGTGTGATAGACTACAGTTACAATGGAGATATGGATGAGTGGAAATTTCCAGCATTCTCTCCTAAGGGAAGTTTAATACTGGCTCAAGACAGAATATGCCAGTTTAGAATACAATTGTCACAGAAGGCAACGGTTTGGCAGAAGATTAAATGGTTCCTAAGCAATGGAATAGAGATTGAAAAAGTAGAAAGATTGAATACCATTAACAGAGGTGGGGTTGGAAGCACAGGAAAGAAATAACCTGTGCTATTGTTGAACAGAAGATAAAAAAAAAGAAAATGGTATTGACTTTAATAATTTGTTTCTTAGTTGCAGTAATAATAGCATTCAGTAGAGATGCACTTAACCTATGGCTATCTAAAAAGGCAGGGTTTTCTCTTAAGGAGACTATGACTGATATAGGTGTTCCCATAGTTACCCTGAAGAACGGGGAAAAAGAATTTAACTTCATTCTTGATACTGGAAGTGATATATCTCATATAGACTCTAATATTAAGGATTCTCTATCTGATACAGAGGAAATTGAAGGTGATAATCTTACTGTTACTACTGCAAATGGTTCAGTTGAAGGTAACAACAACTGGATTAGAGTTCCTCTGAACTATAATAAACAAAGCTTTATTGAGGATTTCATGCCTTTGGACTTGCATGATTCCTTTGAGGTCCTAAGAGAAGATACAGGAATACAGTTGCATGGTGTTCTTGGTGGTACCTTCCTTAGAAAGTACAGATATGTACTTGACTATGTTGATTTAATTGCATATACAAAATGATATATCTTGTATCACAGCAGATATTGCCTCCCTCAGATACTTACAAAAGGATAAGTGTTGAGGAGTCTCTACAGTTGCTTGAAACTATCTCTGTTGTGGGTCTTGATACTGAGACTATGGGCTTTGACCCATATACAAAACAACTCCTTATGCTTCAGTTGGGCTGTTATAACTTTCAAGTAGTCATAGACTGTACCACAGTAAGTCTTGAACTCTACAGAAGTTATCTTGAATCTGATAGGCTGTTCATTGGATGGAATATAAAGTTTGACTTGAAATTCCTGTTCCATCAGAGAATAGTACTTAAGAATGTCTATGATGGGTTCCTTGCAGAGAAACTCATGTGGTTGGGTTATCCTGCTGGTACTCATTCTATGAGTCTTAAGGCAGCAGGAGAGAGATATTGTGGGGTTGAACTTGACAAGACAGTCAGAGGCCAGATTATGTGGGCAGGACTTTCAGATGCAGTCATTGACTACGCTGCAAATGATGTAAAGTGGCTGTCTATGATTATGGAGAAGCAGGCTATAGAACTTGAGAAACAAGGTCTGGCAAATGCTCTTGTTTATGAGAACAAGTCTGTTATCTGGCTTGCCTATACTGAGTATTGTGGAGTGCTTCTTAGTAGAGAAAGATGGAGGAGAAAGATGGACTTGGACAGAATGAATGTCCAAGTGTTTGAAGATGCTCTCAATAAGTGGGTAATAAGTTCTTATAAAGGAGAAGAGTACTCCTATCACTATCTTCAGATAGAAGGTATCCCAGAAGATGACCTTAATAAGATGAGGTCTAAAATGGAAGGGGAGAGAGCACCAGAGGCTGATATAAAAGGAGCAAAGAGAGGCTATTATGAAGCATATAAAGTTCCTATAGGAGTTAAGGTTCCTGAAGATTTTGTCATTGATGACCCTCAAGGAGACCTGTTTTCTGGTTGGGACAATGCTGTCCAGTGCAATATAAACTGGAACAGTCCTATGCAGGTGATAAGACTTTTCAAGTTCCTTGGATTCAATCTGTTGGTTCAAGACCCTGAGACTGGTGAAATGAAGGATAGTATTGAGTCAAAAGTGATAGAGCCTCAGAAAGAGAGGTCTACTTTGGCTTATCTATATCTTCAGTATAAGGCTGCCACAAAGGTTACTTCTACCTATGGAGAGAATGTACTCAGGCAGATTAATGAGACCAGTGGAAGGCTTCATACCAACTTCAATCAGTTAGGAACTGATACAGGAAGATTGAGTTCTGGAGGAAAGGATAAGAAGGCAGGACTTGAGTATCTGAACTTCCAGAACTTCCCTGCTGACCCTGAGACCAGAGCCTGTTTTATATCTGGTCCTGGAATGAAGTGGATTAGCTGTGACTATAGTGGACAGGAGTCAAGGATTATAGCAGACATAACCAATGATGCTGCTATGCTTGACCTGTTTAACAATGGTTGTGGAGACATTCATTCTCTGGTAGCAAAGATGGCATATCCAGAAATTATTGGAGATTGCCCTATTGAGGAAATCAAACACAAGTTCAAGCACTGGAGAAGTGAGGCAAAGGGTGTTGAGTTTGCCATAAATTATGGTGGAGATGCCAACACTATCAAGTCAAATAAAGGTCTGCCTATACAAGAGGCTCAGAAGATATATGACAGTTATATGAAAGGTTTCAAGGGTATGAAGGCATATCAGGACAGACAGAGAAAGTTTGTCATGGAAAATGGCTTTATCATTCTTAATCCAATAAGCCAACATAAGGCATATATCTATGACTATGACCTTCTGATGAAACTTAAGTCCAAGTTTACATCAGACTTTTGGTCTAATTATAGACTGTGTAAGGGTAAAGAGACCAAGAATCTGCCAAAAGTGGTGAAGCAGGAGCTCTATAAGAGGTTTGCTGAATGTACTGATATAAGGCAGGTTACAGGGCAATATCCTTATACAAAGAAGGTAGGACAGAAGGAAGAGCATTGTACAGCAGTAGTTACTCTGGAAGATGCCTATGTACATCCTGTCAAACATTTCTTCAAAAGAAAGGCTGCTTCTGAAAAGCAGGCAATTAACTATCCTTGTCAGGGTGGGTAACTTGTGCCCTGAATAAACTCTGTGAACTCAGTGAATCCTGAGATGGAAATACTGAGCCAAGCCTTATAGTAATATGAGGAAGGTGCAACGACTAACACATGGAGTCCTTCTTTGAAGGATGGTAAAGTGACAAGAGAGCAGAGAAAACATTTGGAAATATCAATTAAAATACCTATATTTGCATTGAACTGTTAATGTATCAAAAGAAAATGAGAAAAGAAACAAGACAATGCTTAAATTGTGGTAAAGAGTTCTTTGTAAGAGCCCATAATAGTTTAACTTCTAAGAAACAGTTATTTTGTGATGAGTGTGTTAAATCTCTTTCAGATTGGGAGAGAAAAACTATTAAGATGAAAGTTTTCCCAGAATTTAGGAAGAACTATTCAGAACAAAGAAGGGCTGAGTTTTTGAGAAGATATAAGAAGAATATGATAGCTCAAGCAAAAAGAAGAGCTATAAACAAAGGATTAGAGTTTAGCATAACTGAAGATGATATAATTATTCCAGATATATGTCCTATATTGGAGGTGCCCATTATAATAGGCACCAAGGGTAATTATGAGTATAGTCCTTCTTTAGATAGAATAGACAACACTCTTGGATATATTAAGGGAAATGTGCAGGTTATATCTAAAAAAGCTAATTCTATGAAAAATTCTGCTTCTTACAAAGAACTTAAGATGTTTTGTAAAAATGTTTTAAGATATAGTCTGAACAGTGGGGAAGATGAACCTACTGAATCTGAGGATAAAGAGCCTCAGAGGTAACATAATTGACAGGAGCTGTCATGTTCAAGACAGCCTCATGTTTCTTGTGGGATTATCTTGTTAAACATGACTTAGTATTCAAAGTCAAACTCTGTATTCCAGCACATGATGAATGGAATATAGAGGTTCCAGAGGAACTTGCTGATGAAATGACCAAAGTATTGCAGGACTGTATGGCTAAAGCAGGAGGATACTTCTGTAGAAAGCTTGAACTTCCAGCAGATGCAGAGACAAGTGACCATTGGATACATTAAGATGTTTGGGAAAAAGGGGCTGTAGTACCTTAAGCCTTACCTGAGCCCCTGAACCTTTCAGGTGACAGACCATTGGGTAATTCCATAGGAGTGCAGTAGTAAGGCTTTTTATAAAGAAAGAAAAAATGAATGAAACGAGCAATGCTATAATTGATAATATACTAAGCCAGTGTACAGAGCCAATAGAAGAAGTTCTCCATGGTTGGATTATTCTTATAGATGGTCAGGTATGGAAATCTCCTACAAGAGGTTTTATATCTAACTCAAGGAAACAGGCAGTTACTACTTTTTATAATGGGATGAGGTGGAAAGTAGCAAGCTCTATGGGAAGAGCTGAAGGCAATGACCACTATTGGAGTGACACTTCAATGTATTGGGCAAGGTTTAAGGAAGCCTTGAAAGATAGAATGGAAATAAGACAGATTTAACATGGAAACAAGAGAATATCTATTGAATCGGGAAGAAAAGGCAGAGAAAGAAATGGTTAATCATCCAGACCATTATAATGTCAGTGGCATGGAATGTATTGATGTTATGGAAAAACTGTTTGGTATAGATTGGACATATCATTTCTGTGTGCTTAATGCTTTCAAATATCAGTTTAGGTTTAATAATAAAGGCAAGGCTCAGGAAGATTTGAGAAAGGCTGCATGGTATAATACTAAGGCAGCAGAACTTCTTGAGAAGATGGAGGGAGAAGACAATGGCTGAATATCAGAAAATACAGACACTATTTCTCAGGGATGATAAGAACATTATCATTCCTGACCAGTTCACTTATCCAGAGTTTGAGTATCTCAAAGATAATAAATGGGAGTGTACTGAGAAGATTGATGGAACCAACATCAGAATAGAACTTGATTTCTATGTCCATGATGATGGAGTAAAAGAGGTAAATGTCAATTTCAGAGGAAGAACTGATAAGGCTAATATACCTGAACATTTGTACAGAAAGCTTAAAGAACTATTTGACAATGTTGATTGGTTTGAGATATTTGACATCACAGGTACCACATCCATTACCCTCTATGGTGAAGGATATGGAGCCAAGATTCAGAAAGGAGGTAACTACATAAGTTCTGATGTAGATTTTATCCTCTTTGATGTTAAAGTTGGTAAATGGTGGCTGCAAAGGGATGCTGTTGAAGATATTGCAGATGAACTCAACATCAAAGTAGTCCCTCTTATAGGATATATGACTATCCCTGAAGCAATTGAGTATGTCAAGAAAGGCTTTAAGTCTACTATTGCAGAGAATAAGGATTATGATGCTGAAGGTCTTGTTCTTAAGACTCCTACAGGACTTCTGAGAAGGAATGGAGAAAGGCTTGTAACTAAAATCAAGACAGTTGACTTCAGAAAATACAGAGATAGTCAAGTGGTGAAATCATGAAACAGTGGACATCAAGAGAGTTTCTAAGGATGCTTAGAAAGAATGGATATACTTACAGTAGACATAATGGGGACCATCATATCTATGTAAGTGAGGGAGGAAGGCATATATCTGTACCTCAGAAACTTGAGTGTGTCATTGCAAGAAGATTGATTAAAGAATATAATTTGGATACTGAATTATGAGTTTAGGAGGATACCCATTGGGAGCTGACCAAGACCCAAGAGCTCCCTGGAATGAAAAGGATGTCTTTGTAGATGCTACAGTAAGCATCACATATCATAAGACTATAAGGGTCAAACTTAATGAGCATTATGACACTCCTGACCTCTACAATGCAGCACAGGATGAGGTCTGGAATGATGTAAAGGCACTTTCTGATAATGGCTGGTATGAGGATGAATTTGAAGTGGTAGAAGAGTAATGGCAACAGTTTATTTCATATCAGATGCTCACTTTGGACATAAGAACTTGAGTGAGAGATTCAGAGGAATGTCTGTTGAAGAGTCAGATGAACTGTTAATCAGGAATTGGAATAACAAGGTAAAGAAGAAAGATGATATTGTCTATTATCTTGGTGACTTTTCAATGGATGCTCCTGAACTTCTTGAGAAGTATCTTGACAAATTGAATGGAAAGATATACATCATAGGAGGAAACCATGATACAAGAAGAGTGTGTACCAAATTCAAAGAGTTAGGCATTACTGTGCTTGGATGTATGGAATATAAGGGCTATATGCTCACTCATATGCCTGTAGATAGAAGGATGATTAAGGAAGGTCCATTCAGAAGATATAGAGGAAACATACATGGGCATATCCATGCTTATGAACTTGTTTCTCCAGACTATATTTCTGTGGCTGCTGACCTCAATAATCTTACTCCTATGACTTTTGAGGAGATTGTTGAGAAGCAGAAGAAGAAACATCAGTTGAAAGTCAAACTCAAGAACTTCCTTATGTATGTTACCTTTTTGTTTAACAAAACTTTTAAGAAGAAATGAGAATATTGGTTATAGGTGACATACATGGTCACAATGGCTGGGAGAAAATAGTCTTCAAGGAGGATTGGGATAAAGTAGTCTTCCTTGGAGATTATTTTGACAATTATAAGAATACTCCTGGAAAAGAGCAAGTTACTAACTTCAAGGAGATACTTGCAATGAAGGCTACTCACCCTGATAAGGTAGAACTTCTCTATGGAAATCATGACCATTCCTATCTTAACAAGGAGAAGTGCAGTGGTTATAAATGGCAAAATCAACTTATTTATGAAGAAGTACTTAAGGAAGCTAAGGATAAAGGTTGGCTTAAACCTGTGTATATTCATGATGACATTATCTTCTCTCATGCAGGAGTGTCTTCATATTGGCTCAAAGAGGTAGCCCAATTAGCACATCCTCAGGATATTACTTGGGAGAATGTTCCTCTTGATAAGTTCAACTTCAATGGACTTACTGGATACAATCCATTTGGAGATACACCTTCACAGAGTCCTATCTGGATTAGACCTACATCCCTTCTGCAATACCCTATTGATGGATACAGGCAGGTAGTAGGACATACTCATATGGGGGCTCCTGTGAATAGGGATGGGGTATGGTTCAATGATATGATGCCTAAGTATTATATCATTATTGAAGATGGCAACATAGAATTTAAGGAGAATAAATATGAGATTAATTAAACCTTCATATTCAATTTGGGAGCAGGAGTCTGGTCTTGAAGGTGTCTATAAGATGATAGAGAAGGTAGGTAGAGTCTGTTATAAATCAGAAGATAAGATAGCAGAAGGAACTGCAAAGTCTTTTGTAGACAGACTTATGAAATCAGGACATGGTGCTATGTTAGAGCATGGTACTATATATCTGACTATTCCAAATGGCCACCAAGCATATAATTTCTTTGGAGATAATTGGGTAAGAGACACCTATGGTGCATCTCCTTATTCTTCAGTAGTTTGGGATAGTGATAAAATTTACATTACAACTAACTTAAGAGTGTTAGTAGAGAATGGTTGGCTTGATGACCTGAAGTATCTTTGTGAACCTACTGAGTATCATGTTAAAAGAGTTACTGTACACTTTGTATGTGATAGAGGAGTATCCCATGAATTTGTAAGGCATAGAACATTCTCTTTTGCACAGGAAAGTACAAGATACTGTAACTATTCCAGGGATAAGTTTGGCAATGAACTTACCTTTATTAAACCTTGTTGGTTTGATAGTTCTTTAATAGATGATACTGGGCATTGGAATGCTAATACCTTCTATAGAATGCCTACTCAATCTGTTGAAGAGGGTGCATTTCTTGGTACTTTACTAAGTGCAGAGAAATCTTACTTCAATTTGTTAGAGTGTGGATGGAAACCACAAGAAGCAAGAGCAGTATTACCTAATGCTTTGAAGACAGAACTTGTAATGACAGGTTTTGTGGATGAATCTGGATGGATAAACTTCTTCTCTCTTAGAAGTAGATTAGCAAAGACAGGCAAGCCCCATCCACAGGCTCAAGAGTTAGCAGACCCTCTAATGGATGAATTTGTCAAGAGAGGAATAATGGAACCACTTCTTTAAGTGTAAATAAATTATTAAAGTGTACCCATAATTCAGTTATTTTTAGTATCTTTGCTAAAAGATTGAATTATGGGTAATTTTGTAGTTTATAAACATACCTCTCCCAGTGGTAAATGTTATATTGGGATAACCTGTCAGGTTCCAGAGTATAGATGGGGCAATAATGGTTATAAGTATTTAGAAATTCTAAAAAATGGAAAGTTAAAGCATCCTTATTTTGCTAATGCTATATTGAAGTATGGATGGAATAACATAAAGCATGAAATATTACACAAAGAATTATCTAAAGAAGAAGCTTGTAAATTAGAGCAGGAGTATATAACAAGATATAAAAGTCTTGGTTTATCTTACAATACTACTGATGGGGGAGAAGGTGTTTCAGGCTATAAGTTCTCAAAAGACCAAAGAGAGAAAATGAGTAAAGCCCACATAGGCATGAAACAAAGTGCTGAAACCATAGCTAAAAGAGTGGCAAAAAATACTGGCAAAGTAAGAACAGATGAACAAAAAGCTAAAACCAGTAAGCCTGTTTGTCAATTAGATTTAGAAGGCAACTTTATAACTGCATATTTTGGAGCAAATGAAGCATCAAGGTGCACTGGAATAAACTGTTCTCATATAGTAGATTGCTGCAACCATAAACCCAAAAGAAGAACTGCTGGTGGTTTTATGTGGGAATGGCAATCTGTTTAAGGGGCTTATTAAGTAATCACTAAAAAAAAACAATGACAACATTATTGAAGAAGCTCTCATTCTCTGAGAGACTGGGTACTATCAAAAGTATGTTTAAGAAGGCTTATGATGAGTCAAGTTCTTTATATCAGGAAATGCAGCAGGACATTGATAAGAAGACTCAGCAGATGGTAGAAATATCTAAGGATATTGACAATACCAAAGAGCTTCAGAATAGCACAAAAGAGTTTATGTTTAACCTTGAAAAGTTTATTTAGTATGAATAGGGATAAATTAGAAGTTGGTAATATACTTTCTGAGACAACTCACTACAAGGTAGTGGCAAAGTTTGGAGACCATATTGACTGTATTCTTCAGGAAAGTGGAGATAAAGTAAGTCTTGGAAATGACTATGCCTTGAAGTATTGTTCTTCAGGAGATGTCTATGAGGAAATCAAGGAGGTAACCAAGGAGGATAAGGCTGATGGAACTCCAGGTATAAGGTCTATCTTTGAGAACATCCATTCTTCTGAGGTATTTACAGTGGTATTCAAAAAGCAGGATAAAAAGAAGACCAGAAAGCAGATAGCAGAGGAGAAGAACTCTCAGATAAATGAGGCTATTGCTATGATTAACAGAGCCAAAGAGCAGAAGAAGTCTATGGCTGTAGCCTATGCTGAAGCTCTTCAGTTCATTCAGAACAATCCTGTTCAGGATTATATTGAAGGAGAGAGTAGAACTCTCAGAGGGTACAAGGTTCAGTTCCAGTCAAGAGATGGAAGATATGACTGTGTGGATATGGATATTGAAAGGACTGATACTGAGAGTGGTATAAGACCAGTTAATATCAATACCATCAGCTCTTTAATCTATAAGGGAATTAAATATGTAGTGAAATGAAGATATACATAGAAATTCACTTACAGAATAATTAGATTTATTGGGGAGACTAATAAAGTCTCCCTTATTTTTTCTTTATAAAATTAGTAATCAAATTAGAGAGTATGTAGATTAATACTTAATAACTTGGTTAATTGAAATTAAATACTTATCTTTGTCCTTAAATCTAAATTAGTACAACATATGGCTTGTGTAAACAGGAAAGATGACAACTTCAAGAAGTTGACCATTAAGTATAATGCTACATCAGGAACTGTAGAAAATGCTATCAAAATCTATATGGATAAAAATGGTCTTGAGACCTATGACCCTACATCTCAGGACTTAATTAATCATATGGATTCTTACTTCAAGCTTAGAAGTAATAATGTATTCACTTCTAAAAGTGAATACAATAGGGCTCATAAGGTCTGGGAAGCTCTGAACCCAACCTATAACTCTTCTGATGAAAGGGAGATGAGGGACATCTACTCTAAACTTGTAGAGAGGTTTGGGGAAGAGAATGTTATTATATATGAAACCCCTACTGGAGAGTATACAGTGAGGGTAGCTGAACCAGTTCTCAAGAGGAAGGAAGATATTGAGGAGGTTACTTTACCAGAAGACATTGAGACTTCTAAATCTACAAAGGAACTTGTAGATAGAATGATAGCAGATTCTAAAGAGCATATTAAGTTCAACCCAGAAGACCATTCCTATACAGTAGATGGGAAGAAGGCTGACATCAGTGTGACACAGTTCATACATGGTAAGCAAGACCTTGGTCAATGGGGGACAGCAGCCTCTGCCATAGGTACAACAGCAGACAGTGTCACAAGAGACTTCTTCAAAGATGAACTGAAAGATGAATATCCAAACTTGTCAGATAAGGACCTTTCCTTTCTCAAGCATGATTTGAAAAGTCTTAGGAACTTCTTTGACAAGAAGTTTGGAAAGGACAAATATACAGTAGTAACTGAAGAGTTCCCAATAGCCTCAAAGTACACATACACTGACAAGGATGGAAAACTTAAGGAAGGTGTAATGGCAGGAACTATGGATATGCTTATCTATGATAATGAAGGTAACTTCTATATCTATGATATGAAGACTTCAAGAAGTGGTCTCAATGAGAACAAGGTTGCTGGATATGCAAAGCAGCTGACACTCTATAAGGCTATTCTTGAGGCCAAATATCCAGAGTTGAGAGGTAAAATAAAGGAGCTCAAACTTATTCAGTTTAGGGTAGGTTACCCACAACCTGGGGATGACTTTATCTATTCAGCAACTGATGGTCAGTTATATCTTAATAATGTTCCTATTCAGGAGACTGAAGACTACTATGCACCTCACTTGGATTTTACTGGAAACAGTCTTGACAATCAGGTGCTTGTTCCAGTAGAACCTGTAAGTATGAATGTCCACTTTGAAGGTATGACTGAAGATGAGGTAGAGTCAATGAGAGAGGAAACCAGAGAGCCAGAAAGTACTGAGTTCTCACAGAATGAAGTAGATAGCCAGAGAGATAACCTCTATGGAAACCCTCTGCTCTCAGCTACAGAGAGAACATTCCTTGCCAATAATGTAATGAGTCTTACTTCCTTTATTGTTACTCACTTACAGACAAATCCTGAGGCTAATCAGTTCTATTTTGGAGACCAATTCAGTAGGCTTAACTTTACTAAGATGTCAAGAGAAGACATCATAAGTACTGTTGGAGTGACAAGGATATTTGAGTACATAAAGGAAAGATGGTATAATCCTGACAACAGGACTGACATTGATGATTTTGATACTCTTGATAAGTTACAGATAGCCTATGACAACTGGGCAGCCCTTGTGAAGTCTGCCTATGCAAAACTTATAACTCTTGAAGGTGTTACAGTAGTTGCTGCAAGACCTGATGAAATAAGTAGAGAGGATATTGAGACCTCTTTTCAAGAACAGATAGATGCAGGTGAACTTGAAGAGAAAGAAAGGGAGTATTGGCAGCTTGGTATAAGAAACATATCAGCAAGGTCAAGTCTTAGTGGTGATATAAGAAGGTCATTTGAAAGGCTCTTTGCCATAGACTCCAATGGAAATCCTATAAAGGACAAGTTTGGTTTCAACTTTGATACTTTTGTAGACTCTGGTGTTGCTGTAAACAGTATCCTTGAATGGACCAGAACTGCTACAACTGTAGAGGAGATGGAGGAGATACTTGATGGAATGAAGGACTCTTATCCTTGGCTTAACTCTATCCTCAGTAAGATAAAGGAAGAACCTTTCAGGTCTCAATTCTTTCAGAATTTCAGAAAGGACTTTACACAGTATAGTATTGTAACTGTGGAAAGGGATGAGAAAGGAAATAAGGCATATCAGACTCAAATAATTAACACTAAGGGAGCATCACAGTCTATACTTGATGAGATTACTACCTATTATAATTCAGGACTTATGCAGAATATCATAATCACTGCTGATGGTATTGAAGGTAAGGGTAGGGTTAATGTCAAGAATGTTGAGGCTCTTAAGGCTGAGAAGGACAAAATAGTATCTGACCTTAAGGATGCATTCACTGATATAAAAAAGGAAGTATATAATGATACTCTCAAGAACTCTGTACCTAAGATTACAAAACTCCTAAATGAGTTAGGAATAAGAGTAGATACCAAGACAGTTTCTAATACCATAGTTGGTAAAGGAAGACCTAAGGACATTAATAACTCTTCAGTAATGAAACTTCTGAGTGAAATGTCCTATATGTTTGATGCCTTGCTATCAAAGAAGGACTCTACCTCATATAATCCTCTTCTTAAGGGGGAGGAGAAGAACATCTATGGAAATTATAAATCTATAGTTGGACTTATGAGCAGGTATATTCAGGACAGTATTGAGTCATCATCCTATGAGAATGGCAAGATGCATCACTCTTTTGTAACTCCTTCTTATATGGGAAAACTTATTCTCAATCTGAAAGATGCCATTGGTAATCCAAGTAAGTTCAATTCATTTATGGAAGAGAACTATGGGTCATACAGATGGTTCAGGGAGGAGGATGGAACTTGGAATAATGCATGGCTTGAGCTGATTTCTGGAAGTGAGAAGGCAAGACAAAACTTGGAACATAAAGTCCAGTTGTCATTTGATGGAACCCCTTACACTGATTTGAGTGAGTTGGGATATACTCTATCTCTTATGAGTGAGTACTTCTATGATAAGGGGAGTAAAGAAAAAGGTCCTCAGTGGGCATGGTACAGAGTTCCTATGCTTTCAAATAAACCCTCTTCTGAATTTATAAGGTTCAAGAGATACTCAGGTTCTGAATATAAGAGAAGAATTAAGAGAGGACTCAAGATGGTTCTCAATCAGGAAGTTCTTAGGTTCAGAGCTGTACTTGAAAGAAGTGTGAATGCAAACATTGAACCTATCTCAAACTTTGATATAAGTTCTAAAGTCCTGAAGAAGAATCCTCAGATTGAGGCTAAGATGAGAGCTGGAGAACCTCTTACTCATGATGACCTTGTGAAGAATGGAAAACTTGTCACCTACTCAAGTGGAGCCTCCTTCAAGTTTCTTGATGCTTTCAACCAGAATATAGTTGAAGGTGATGAGCTTGGAATGATGCTTATAGACAAGATAAATGGTGTCAGTGTAAATGAGGATTCTTTTGACAAGTTAGTCAATCAGAACCTTGATTCTTACATGGACACTATAGTGAGCAAGGAGATTTCACAGTGGGAGAAGATTGGTCTATTTGATACAGAGGAAGTCAGAAAGGGTGAAGATGTTGAAACAAGATATAAGTACATACCTAACCTTACAAGGTCATACTCAACTATAAAGAAGGAACTGTTTGGAAAGGAGAGAAAACTCTCCAAGGAACAGAAGTCTGAGATAATGCAGGTTATGGAGTCTGAAGCTAAGGCTAATCTTGAAGAGTATGTATGGAATGATATGTTTGCAACTATAAACATAATCCAACTTACTGCTACAGACCTTGCCTATTACAAGAATGTAGAGGACTTCCAGAAGAGGTATGCTCAAGTCCATTCTCCTGCAATGAGATTGAATATAACTGCAAGGGATTCAAAGGGCAGACTCTATTCTGCTGATGGAATGGAAAGAACCATGTACATTACAGATTATAAGGTGGAGTCTGACATAGTTCCTAATGTTGAGGAGATATTTGACCAGAAGATTTCTTCAATCTCTGACCCTTCTGAAAAGGCTAACATGAGAATGATGAAAGACCTCATAGTTGATTCTTTCAGGAAGATTAATGTAGCAGATGCTCAGGGGTATTCATCACCTACCTCATACAGAAAGAAGATGGGTATGATGGGCAGATGGTCTGATGAAATGGAAGAGGCCTATAACAGAATCAAGAGAGGAGACTTCAATGTCAATGACCTTGGTGTTGTCTGGCAGCCCTTAAAACCTTTTGTCTATTCCCAGATTAGGAAACCAGGAGGTTCAGATGCTCTTTCTGAACTTAAGGTTCCTGTTCAGAACAAGAACTCTGAATATCTTCTCCTCCTTGCAGATGCGCTTATGAGAGGTGGAAAGAAGCAGAGCAAACTTGCTGCTATCTTTGATTTCATGGAGGAATCTGCCTATGATGGCAGAGAGACCAAATTCAATTCAAAGACCAACACTTATGAGGTTGTAAAGGAAGGTACATACAATGGAAAGGGTATTGATACTGTCCAGTTTGAATCATCTGTGAAGTCAGGAAATTCTGGAGTTGTGAATATAAATAAGGTAGAATCATATGAGGAAATTAAGAATATCCTTAATGAGGCTACATATATCAATTCTGACAGAACTGCTTCTTCTGATAATAACAATGACAGATATAATGTCAATTACATCCATACAATTCCTTTTGAAGACTATGGCATTCAGCAGGAAGTTCCTGCCCACTTGGTAGACCATGAGCAGCTCATGGGTTCTCAGATGAGGATACTTAGTATAAGTGACATTACCCCAGGTACTGAGTTTCAGATAGGAGATGAAAATCTTAAGAGTGATGAACTTATCAGTGAATATCAGAATCTTATAAAGGAGAACATTGAGCAGAGTTTTGAAAAACTGTGTAAGGATTTCAAGGTTAGAGGAACAAGGCTTGAAAGGAATAAGGCACTTGAGAAAATACTTCAGGAAGCTATTGAAAAGGACCAGAGGTATGGTGCTGACATACAGAGGGCTTGTTCTCTTGATAAGAATGGAGAATTTATAATCCCACTTAGTGACCCTATACAGTCTACCAGAATACAGCAGCTTCTTAATTCTGTTATAAAGAGTAGGATAAACAAGCAGAAGGTAACTGGTGGTCCAGTAGTTCAGGCTTCAGTATTTGGTATGTCAGATGACCTTTCAATAAGGTTTAAGGACAAAGATGGAAATCTCATTGAGACCTATAGTGAGTTTGTAGAGAAGAGAGGTCTTTCAAAGGATGAATCTTCAGCAGCTGAATATAAGAAGTTCATTAAGGATAAGCAGGCTTCCGTGGCACACTTTGAGTGCTATATGCCTATTCCCTCTTCTGAACTTGAAAAGGCTCTTACAAGATATGACAAGGATGGGCACTCATACATAATATCAATGGAAGAAGCAATTAAGGAAGGTATAATTCCTGAAGAAATGAGAAAGGCTATTGGATATAGGATTCCTACAGAGGACAAGTATTCTATGGCTCCTCTCTATATAAAAGGATTTCTTCCTAAAGCAGCTGGAGAAGCAGTGATGCTCCCTAAAGAGATTACCCTTCTTTCGGGTTCTGACTTTGATATTGACAAGCTGTATGTGATGCTTAAGACTTTCACTCTCAAGAAGAGAACTGATTGGGGTAAACTTGAGAGAGATATTCTCAAATCAAGTAAGGCTATAGGAGAAGAGAGAAAGAAGAGAAAGGAAGCCCTTAGGATAGTCATTGAGCAGATTAAGGCTGGAATGGAGTTTAGTGAAGGCACCTTTGAAATGGCTGTGCATGACTATTATTATGACCATAGAGACAGATATGATAGAGCTTCTTTTGAACTGTCTAATGGTGGTACTGATAGAAGGAACAACAGGATATTTGACCTTCAGTGGGCTGTTCTCACTAATCCTGACACAATGAGCAAGATGTTTAATCCTGGTTCATTTGATGTACAGAAGAAGACTGCAAGGATTGTAAGGATACTTCAGGAGACAAAGGGTCATACCTATCAGGAGTTGAGCAAGCTTAATCTTGACCAGCTTGATGAAATACTTGACTCTTCAACTGACAGAAATATCATCTACTCAACTTCCCAGGTGTACTTCCATAAGCAGAATATGACTGCTGGCAAGTTGATTGGTATATTTGCCAATAATAACACCAGCCATGCCTTCATATCAATGCAGAATATACACCTTAATCTCGGGGATGACCTTAAGTTCACCTTTGATGGATATACAGTAGATAGTATTCAAAACAACAAACTTGATGACCTTAAAGGCAAGAATGGAAGTCTCATAAGCAAGACTATTGCAGGTTTTCTTGCAGCCTCTGTGGATGCTGTGAAGGACCCAGTACTTAACTTTATGAATCTTAATACATTTACCTCTGGACCAGCAATGGTTCTGGCAAGACTTGGTTTTGATTCTGACAGTATAGGTCTGCTCCTCTCTCAGCCTATTATAAGAAGGGTGACTGATGAGTACTTCAGAAGGAACAATGAGGGTTACATCTCAGCTGAGGACCTGATTGATGAGTTCCTTGAACAGGACAAGAATGCAAAGGGTTATGAAAAGACTCTTACCCTAACTAACTTCTCTAAAGAAGAACTTGCTCAGGGTATATCACTTAATAGTGATAAAGGAGACTTTCAGACAAGAGTTCTTATTCTGTTCAAGAGATTGTCAAAGATATCACAGGACCTTGGCACACTTACATTCCTTACTAAGTTCAACTCAGTAACCAATGCTGTTGGTCCAACCATTGCAGATACCCTTGTAATGAAGCAGAGATATAAGAAGTTCCTTGACAAGTTTGAGGATAACAATGCAATCTTCTCAGACAATGCAAAGGATGTCATTCAGAACTCTCCTATTCTTGATGCCTTCTATACAACCACAGTATCTGATACTGGAGCTTCTCAGTTGATATTCCAGGGATATTTCCCTCAGTACTCTGATAAATTCAATCAGGTTCTTGGAAAGTTCAGAGAAACTACAAAGGCAAATGTAGATAGCAAGACTATCAATTCCCTTGTCAGTGACTTTGTTCTTTACAAACTTACTGGAGGACCAAACCCTGTCCTTAATTCAGATGGAAAGGTAAGAGAAGAGTTCATACATGACTTCATAATGGAGTTTAAGGAGAAGGCTGCTGGAATAGTAGATAATGAACTTATCAAGATTATAACTGTCAAACCTTCTACTGGAAAATGTCCTGTTCCAACTTTGGAAACAAAGACTGGTGGATATACTCAGGATGTTCAAGAGAGAGTGAGAGATGCTTGGACAAATCTTATAACAGATGAAAGTACAAGAGACCTTGGGGTCAAACTGTTCTTCTACAATATGTACAGAACAGGACTTTCATTCAGCCCTAAGACTTTCCTTCACCTTGCTTCAACTGATGTGAAACTTGCAATTCCAGGATATGTTGAAAGTGTCAGGGATGTCAATTATAATGACTCCTTTGATGTAAATGACTTCCTTCTTCAGTATAGAAGGAATCATACAGACAACTTCAGGGTTGTCCCTCATATAACACAGAGAAAGGGAATTGCATCTTCTATCACTGAAGATGGAGCTGGTAACAGGAAGATAACCTTCACATTTGCCTCAGACAGTGCTTCCTCACAGTTCATTGTCAAGAAGGTAAAGAGGAGAAGTGGAAAAGTGTCTACTGAAGAGACAATAGCTGCTCCTGTTATCATCTATAATGATAGGGTGTATTTCAATCCTGAAATCAACCAAGATGGTTCTATTACTTATACTGAGACAACAACTCTTGGTAATACCAACAACTTCCTTGAGTATGATATGAATGAATCTGGAAGTGAGATAAAAACTTCTATCCAGAGAACTTCTGAGGAAGATGTACATGAGAAGGAGGTTCAGGAGTCTCCAGCAAGAGAGGTTCCTGAGGATGACGGAGAGACTGAAGCAGTAGAACTCTCAGAGACTGATGTTGAGAATATACTCAGTGAGGTATTTGATGAGAGTGAACTGGACAGTCTTGTGGCATCTCTTGTTAAAGGGCAGTCAAAGAAGGTAGACAAATATAAGAGTATGATTGAAGAGCATACAGACTCTGAGACTGCTTCTAAGGTTATGAAGAAAATGATAGATATTGTAAAGGGAATTTGCTAATATGGCTAAATCTTGTGTTTATGTTCCTACAGTGAAAGTAGGAAACCAGGAAGTGGATAGCCAGCTCTTTAAGGAGCTGGTTACCTACACTGGTAATAGAGAATCAGCAAAGTACATTTGGGGACTTACTCAGGTTCCAGAGTTCATGAGTTCTCTTAAGGGTATTGAGAAGGATAAGAATGGAGAACCTACTCTTTCCTCTCTTACTAAGGCTATTGATATAGATAGTCTATTAGATGAAGGTATATCAATAGAAGGTGCTAAGAAAGAACTTGGTGCTATAAATAGTAAAGGGGAACCTGTTATACATTCTTCTACTGATGAGATTATCAATTCAGTAGTTGAGTTTAATAAGAACCATCCAAAGATGGTTGCTGATATTGGAAGTAAGGATGGAGGGTATGTAATAAATGTTGAGCCTAAGACTCCTCAGAATGCAGCCTCTCCTGAAAAGCTTGTATTCAACAGTTCTCTTAACAATCAATTGAGGGGTATCCTTAGAAGGCTTGGGTTTGATGTTGAGGTACTTAGTACCCCAAGATTCAATGCTATGTTTAGTCCTGAGAATGCAAGGACAAATGCAGAAGGATTGAAGACAGTCATACAGATAGCCAAAGGTCAGAGAGGGGAAGATGCCTTTCCTGAAGAGTTCAGCCATCTTATGATAGAAGGACTTATCAACCAGCCTTTGGTTCAGAGGCTTGTAAATTCTGTAGGTTCTTATGAAGTCCTAAAGGAAATTCTTGGTGAAAACTTTGATACCTATGTAAGGCTTTATAAAGGAGATATGGAATCTCTCCAGAAGGAGGCTGCTGGACAACTGCTTCAGAAGTATATCACTGGTGAGAGTCTTCCTGTAAGTAGACCTTCTTTGCTTGAGAGGCTTTGGAATTGGATTAAGTCCAAGTTTGGCAGTATATCTGAAGATGATGTTGATAATATCATACTACAGGCCAATAGAGATGCTTCTCAGGTAGCAGGTTCTATCCTTGATGAGTCTATACTTCCATTAGTAGATAAAGACCTTATAGTTAATGCAAAGACCTTGTACAATGTAGAGAGGTCTGTATCTGGAATGGAGGAACTGGCTCAGAAGGCTCTTGAGGTTGCAAGTAAGAGACTTGAGATTTTAAGGTTAAGAAGTAGAAGTGGTAGATATAGTGAAGATGACCTTGAGTCAATAAAGAATCTTCAGGACCTTATTGAAAAGAAGAAATACTCCAAGAGCTGTCTTGCTTTTCTTTCAGATAGCCTTCAACAGTTAGAACAACTGAATACCAACTTAAGTAAACTTGATGCTAACAACCTTAGTGAAGAGTCAGACTTGAACAGAATCAGAAAGATTAGTTCTACTCTAAGGAAGATTAAGGAGTTCTCAGATGCATATGAGCCTATCATCAAACAGATGATGAGTATAGATGCTATGAAGGAGAGAGGAGAGGTTGAACTGTCTGCTGAAGATGCTGCTATTATTGCAGACAAGGCTTCAGCTGTATTTAGGATAATCACCAAGATTAACTCTGGGTATAAGAGCCTGAGGTTCAATACTCTTTACAGCTTCCTTAAGATGTACTGGGGGGAGGATAAGATTATTGATTCTGGAAAAGATAAGGGCAAGAGAATTACTCTTGAAATGATAATGAAGATGGCTGATAAGGATATTAACTTCCTTGACAGATATATCAGTTCAATGAGTGATGCATCAGACCCAATGCTGTCTCTTATAGACAAGGTAGTCAAATCTACACAGTCTAAGAGGGATTCAGTGCTTGAGGAGGTTCTTGCAGGAGTGAGAAGTGCCCATACTAAACTTTCACAGGCTGGATATACTACAGACTTTATGTATGAGAGAGACAAGGATGGAAAGCTTACTGGAAGAATAATAAGTGATATTGACTTTGTTAAGTTTAAGGAGGAGTATGATGCTGAGAAGAAGAGACTTATGGATGAAAAACTTCCTTACTATACAGTCAAGTCAAAACTTGATGCATGGGAAAGAAGACATACTGAAACTGTTCTTATAGATGCAGACTCAGGTAGAAAGGAAGAACTTCCTAAGAAGAGTCTTTATGGTGTTGATAGAATAAGTAAACTTGCACCTGCACAGAGAGAGTATTACAACACCATGATTAACCTTAAGGCTACTCTTGACTCTCTGATACCAGCAAGGTTTGCAAATACTTTCAATGCAGTCCAGATAAGGAATGATGTTACTGAAGCTATCATGGATAATGTGACCAATCCTAAGAAGTCTGGGAAGATGGTTATAGAGAACCTCAAGGACAGTTTCCTCAGAAGAAGTGATGACACTGACTGGGGAGATGCAACAGTTCTTGATGATGGAGAATCCCCTATTCTTACTAAATCAAAGAAGATAGGTCTGGATTTCTCAGGTAATCCTATACAGAAACTGCCAGTGTACTATACAACTCCTCTTGAAGATATGGAGAGGCTGAGTACAGATTTCACTTCATCTATTATAGCATATGCATCTATGGCAATAAACTATAATGAGATGAGTAAAGTGATTGATGTACTTGAACTTACAAGAGACCTTATCAAGGAGAGGGAAGTTCAGCAGATGTCTGGAGACTCAAAACTGATAGATGCTTTCAAGGTTGTCCATAAGAAGTTCAGTAAGAACTATACCAAGTCTGGAGAAAGAACCAACATTGGAAAGAGAATAGATGATTATTATGCTTCTGTTCTGTATGGTCAGCATAAGGAAGATGAAGGAACCTGGAATGTTTTTGGTAAGGAGATAGATAAAGCCAAGACTATGGATGCTTTGAAGAGTTATACAGGAGCACTTGGACTTGGTCTTAACCTGTTCTCTGCTATAAGCAATGTCACTATGGGTAAGATGCAGTTGTTCATAGAGGCTATGTCTGGAGAATACTTCAATATGAAAGACTCAGCCATAGGTAAGAAGAACTACTATGCACTTCTTCCACAGTATATGGCAGAACTTAACTCTACAAAGAAAACAAGTAAGCTTGGTCTCCTTATAGACAAGTTTGATGCTCTTGAGGAGTTCTATGGAAACCTTAAATCACAAGGGTATTACAAAGGACCTTTGTCAAGAATTATAGGTTCTGCAAATATATTCTTCCTTAACAACATGGGAGAGCACTATCTTCACAGTAGGAATATGCTGGCTATGCTCAACAATGTCAAAGTAAAGGACAGAAGTGGAAAAGAGATGAGCCTGTTTGATGCTTTTGAAGTGAAGACAGACCCTGAAGGAGCATCAAAGATAGTCCTTAAGGAGGGAATAAAAGACCTTGATGGTAATCTTCTTTCTACAGAAGGGCTTGACAGGAACTCTGAATTGTATGAAGAAGTGGAGAAGAGATATGATGACTTCATTACAAACCAGAAACTAAGGATTGGAAAGGTCAATCAATCTCTTAATGGTGCATTCAATGAGGCTGACAAAGGAGCTATCCATAGGTATTCTCTTGGAAGACTTGCTATGCAGTTTAGACAGTGGATGCCTGCCCATTACTCAAGAAGGTTCTCAAGTGCAAGTTATGATGCCAAACTTGACCATTGGAGAGAAGGTTATTACAGAACTATAATAAGATTTGCTATAAACCTTATGAAAGATATAGGCAGAGCAAAGTTTGACCTTGCAACCAACTGGAACAGTCTTAGCACCCATGAGAAGGCAAACATAAGAAGGGCTTTAACAGAACTTGGAATGTTTGCTACACTTGCAGCACTTATTGCCATGATAGGACCTGAGAAGGATAAGAAAGGCAGATGGGGTGAGAGAATGATTGTATATCAGCTTAAGAGAATGCAACTTGAGACTGGTGCTTCTATACCTTGGTTCTCAGCCATTGAGAATGCATGGACTATACTACAAAGTCCAGCAGCAGCCATAAACAGTTTCAATGGACTACTTGATTTGGTTAAGTTCTGGAACATGTTTAATGAACTTGAATCTGGAAGATACAAGGGATGGAGTGAGTGGGAGAGAGATGCTTCACAGACAATTCCTCTTTATGGTCAGCTTAGAAAGATAGCAGACCTCTCTGAGGAAGATTATATGTACACTATATTTGCTGATAGATAAAAAAAGAGGAAGTAGTTATTCTACTTCCTCTTTTTTTTTTCTTTTTGTAGTATCTCTATCTACAATTCTTTATAGTGTCAATAAGACTGTTGAATGCTTCTGCTGAGGTTATAGTCTCAGGACTTGGAAGATTATTCTCTGGATTTCTTATGAAGTCCATAAACTCTTCAACATTCTTAAATCCAAGCTCTCTGAGAACTCCTCTATTTCCTCTTATATAAGATGAAATCTGCAGTTTGGTTTCATCAGATATTGGGGTGAAGGATTCAGTAAGAGTAAATGTAGGTTTTGATACTTTAGTTTCTGGTGCTTTCTTTACTGGCTTTGAAACTTCTTCTCCTCCAAGGATAGCCATAGCAAGTTCATCAGATATAGTCCCCATTAAGGTTCCATCTTCAGAGTCTGCTGGTTCTTCCTTTGCTATTTCCTGCTTTGGAACTTTGTCAGAAACTCCATACTGAGATTCAAGATATGAAAGATTAGCATCTTCAGCAGCTCCCATTTCAAGTGCAGTTTCCCCCACTTTCTTGTTCTGAAGTTCTTTCTTATGAAGCTTTTCTGCCTTACTCTTAAGTTCCTTCAGAGAGTTTCCTGTCTTAACAACTCCATTGACTATACCAAACTCTGTACCATCATTGGTATAAACTCCTAAGTAAAGTTTCTTACTACCTGAAACTGGATTTATCAAGCCTTGGTTTATCTTAGAAAGTAAGGTGAGTTCATCTATACTATTCTGATTTGAAACTTCCTCTCCCTTATCATCATAGATATTACCTTCTGAATCTATACTATAACTCTTGCTGTTAAGAGTCAATGTGGTCCTATTGAGAACATTCTGTATTCCTCTCTTTCCAGTATGACCTTTAAGAGCAATCTCACCTCCTTCAACAGATGGCTTACCTTCTGAATCAACTGGTGCAATATCAAAACTTGCATTAACATTACCAGGCTGATATAAATCAGTGGTAAGTATGCCAGACTTGAGTATATCCTCCTGATACTGAGGGTCAGTAAGTTCTGAAGTCACTACATTGAACCTTAATCCAAGTTCATCACTTTGGAGTGCCTGAACCAGAAGTACTGTTGCTTCATCCAAAGAGGTTGCTCCCCCAGTTATATTCTCTATAACTCCTGGTATAGATACAATATTTCCCTTCTTTGAGAAGGCTATATCAATCCCTTCTGGGAAATGCAGAACTTCCTTAAGGTCATACTTGGCAAGAGACTTCTGATATTGAGTGCTTTCTGGATTTACAAGAACTTCAGCATCCCTTCCTATCCTTTCAACTATTGGAGAGTCCCCCCATATATCAAGTGGATATTCAGCTTCTGTGAACCTCTTTGCCCTTAGATGTTTAGGATACCACCTTCCATCAGCCTCCTTGGTCATGAGCCATATAGAACCAGCCCTTGGATTCTGATTGTTAGTGTTGAGCGGGACTATTTCAACATCATCAAGACCTGGAGTTTCAAATCTTGTATTGTTGTAATAGATACCAATCCTAAGAGGTCTTCCTCTAAGAAATTCCTTTGTGAGGTCTTTACTCTCAACTGGTGAGTCTTCTGTAGACTTGACCATTCTTCCACTGTATATGTGGGTTACCTTAGTATAATAGGATGAAACAAATACACTTCCTTCATTACTTTCAGAAGCAGAATACTCATCATTTACTGCATCCACTATATCATTGTAGTTCTTTATGGACTCCTTATTATTCTTATTGAAACCAAGGACTCCTACCACCTGATACCTCTTTCCATCACTTCCTTCTACTGGATTCAGGGATTTGTCTTTTTCTCCTATTTCTACAGCAAGCAGTATATGACTGTTAAGTCTGCTGTCTGAAGATATGATAAGATGTATTGGCAAATCTTCATCTGCATCAACTCTATCTGCAAGATAGCCTTCATCCATATACTGAAAAGCTCCTAATTCCTGTAAGGCATTCACTATTGGATTGTTCCTTAATACAGCCTTTCTCTCTCTTCTATTCTTAAGAGGATTAAATTCATACTCAGTCTCAACCCAGCTTCTAAGTCCCTGTGTAATACCACTATCTTCAGGAGATGCATTATCCTCAACTTCCACATTACTCTCCTCACCAGCAGCAGGAAGAAGTCTGTTGTCATGTATCTTTGCAGCAAGTCTTCTTAGAGCAGTATTATCTTCCTTTGGAAGGGAAGCATCACCCTTCTTGGCTATATCTACAAGCTCATCCTGACTCTTTTCTTCAAGTCTTCCCTCAAGACTTTCTGGTTCTTCCTTAGAAGGTTTTTCTTTACCTTCCTTCTCACCTTCAGCTTCTTCCTCAGATAGAGCATCCTTAGCATCTGGAGAATCAGACAACATATCAAAGAACCCTTTCTTTCCAGCTTTCTTAGGCTTGTTCTTTGATTTCTTTGTATCCTTTCTTGAAGTTTTCCCTGACTTCTTCTGCTCTATGAACTTATCAACTATCTCTTGAAGAGTAGCCTTTACTTCTTCTGGTATAGAAGAGTCCTGTGCTTGGTCAAGAGTGGTAAGTATATCATCAAGTGATTCAGCATTCTCAAGAGCATCCTGTATGATGTTCTTAGCTGATATTACTTCAGGAGAAGGCTCTGTAGCAGACAGAATATCTGTGAATATAGCAGAAGACTCATCAAGGTCTTCATAAGTCTCTGCTAACTTCTTGAGAGTATCATTACCACCATTCTTCAATGATTCTATTATATCCTTCTTTTGTTCAGGATAATTAGAGAATATTTCCCTAAGGTCATTAACTGAAGTTGCTGAGTCTGCTTTAAGTTTTGCTTCATCAAGAATCCTCTTCACATTATCCTCCTTAACAGCCTTTATAGAATCCTGTACCTGCTGTGAGAAGAGCTCTGGATTCTTTGAAAGTGCAGTGTACTTATCAATGAACTTATTTCTTGCTTCATATATTTTAAGCATATCAGATAAGTCCATGAAAAGTTTCATGTTCCTTAGTGATTTGTCCTTATCTTTATCAGTAAGAACTTTCTCATCAGATAGAGCATCCCTGACTGCCTTTCTATTAAGGGTATTCAACAAGGATTCAGCTGTAATATCAGTCAGTTCTCCTATCTTCTGGTTTGCATTTACTTCAAAGAACCTTTTATCCCTATCCCCAATAACCTGAGAAGCTCCCTTCTTCACTTCTTCAAAGAGGGACTTGAATCTTGACTCCCAATCATCAATTTGAGTCATCATCCAAGTCATCTCCTCAAGATAGTCATCAGCCATATCTTCTCCATAGAGTGTCTTGAGGTTAGTAGAGATTTCAGAATACTTCTGAAGTTTGGTTTTTGCATCCCTAACCTGTTTATTAACATGGTCAATTACTTCCTGGTCTGACTTACCTTCAAAGATTGACTTCCCTGTATTCTTATCAACTGCAAGGTTTCTTATATCATCTACATCATCCTGAGTTACATTTCCTGCCTCCTCTATAATGTCATATAAGTCCTGCAATCTTCCAGCCTTTTCAAACATTATAGCATCTGAAATAAACTGGGAATGTTCTGCATTCTTATAATCAAAGTTACTTCCATTTGCAAGGGCAGCCTCCATATCATTCTGATATTTCTGATGCCTTATGAAGCCTTGATAATAGTTTAGGAACTCTGGACTTTGTACTCTCTGATTAAGGGCATCTACAAGGGATTGTGCCTGCTTCTTCTCTTCTCTAACATCAGAGATTCCTTCCCACAGTTCACCTTCCAGAGACAGTTTTACTTTCTTCTTACCATTCTCTCCCTTTACTCTTGAGAGTTTAGGTATTCCAAGAAGTCCTGTAAGACCTCCTATGAAACCTTCCTCCCAATTATCAGCATCTCCATATATATTAGAGAACCCCTTGACCATTGAGTTGAGGAATGTTGAAGTCTCTTCCTCAGCTTCAGGATTAACCTTTGCTCCATAGAAACTGTTGAGTTTTGAAGATTGCTGTAATCCTGTTCCTTCTGAGAACCAAGACTGCATCATCTCCTCATTCATCTCAGCCAGTGGGTTTGAAAGGGCTCTTGCCCATTTCTTTGCTACATTACCCTTTGATATAGAGAAACCATCCTTTGCACTTCCTTTTATAATACCATTGGCAAGTTTTCCTGTGTTATAACCTCCAGACAGGAACCTTCCAAACTGCCACATGTTTGAGGCAGAAAGCATTATAGCATTAAGCCCAAAGTCAGCATTAGCCATAGTAGCTCTATACTCAGCAAGCTTGGCTATTGAGTTATTGTATCTTGTATCAATCTGGTTCTTTATATTAGCCCACTCAGCTTGTCCTTCAGGAGATACAAGTCTTCTTTCATATCTTATACCTGTCTCAGGTGAACCAGTCTGAACAAAAGAGAACCACTCTGGGTGTTCCTCAAACAAGGTATTCTCAATATTTGAAATATCCTTTTGATATTGGTCATCAAGGAGTTGCCTATGATATGTTTCCCATTCCTTACTATTTCCAATGGCCTCAATTCTTCCCTCACCCATAGCTGCATTTACTGCACCTACAGTCTTAAGAGTCCATTCAGCATTCCTCAACTGCTTGGCAGCCTTTCCTAAGTCTTCAGTGAGCTTTATTCCATCCATGAAGGCATCTCCAGACTTATAGGCCTTTGCTATCTCTGAAGCTGTATTCAGGGTTCTTCCTGATGCTGTAGTAACAGCTCCCTTGAAGGCATCCCTCACACCTTTCAGTCCCATAGCCTTTGACACTGCACCTGCTGTGAGTTTACCTGAATATGCAGCACCTACAGTAAATCCAAGGTTCTTAAGGAACTTGTCTCCTATGAAGTTTGCTGAGAATATATGTTCCCACCATGGGTCTTCTTGTTCTGCTTTTGTATAGTAGTTTGGAAGGACTGACTCAACCTTCTCATTGATGTCCTGCATAAGTACACTGAATGGGTTACTTATGAACAAGTTACCAATCTCCCTCATAGGACTGTCACTTTCAGAAATCTTGTCTGTGTTCCCAAGAATGTTCAATGCTCCAGCTATAGTTCCAAGGACTCCATCAGCAAAGGTAGTGGCAGCAAGGACAGAGCCTTTAAGTATGCCTGCACCTATCTGGTCATACCAAGGCTGTATGTTGGCTCTTGATTCATTCAGGTCTGCAAGCTCCCCAAGCTGGGTCATCCTCTTATCATACCTACTTTCTCCAAAACCCTCAACTCCAACATTTTCAACTGGACCTCTTTGAATGAGGTCCAGTTTCCTTGCTGTATTATCTCTCCAGTCTGGTCTGAAGTTCTGGAACATTGATACATAATCTGTACCATCTGCTGACTTGGTATTCAAGCCTTTAAGTCCAGATACACCCATCTTTCTTGGGTCCTTTATTTCATTCTCTCCCATAAAATTTCATCTTTATAAAGGAAATGTTGAAACCTTTGCACTTGTCTTTGATGCTTCTGGTGCTGCACCATTGTATGAATTATACAATGCCCCATAGAAGGTATTCAACATATTGTCCATAGCCATCTTTGCCTCATTGCTGTTGGTGTCATATTGAGAAGACTGTGCAAAGTTTGTAATCATCCCCAGGAACTCATCTCCAGGAATTACCCCAACAGGTGTTGGAACTCCTATGTTATGGAATGCTGCTGAGTTATCTATTTCATAACTTCCATAGGAACCTTCTATAATGGACTTTCCAGTGACAGGATTGAACTGTATTGTTGCATCACTGTCATTGAATATCTTGGACAGGGTGTCTTCATCAGGAGCAGCCTTACTGTCCCCTAACTTATGAATCCTCTTTCTGACTTCCTTCTTATCTGACCTATCCTCTATTCCAGACAGAAGAGCTGCTCTCAGTTCCCTCATTGCAAGGTCAGACTGAGTAGTCTTGAACTTTGCATACTTATTTACAGCTACAGCCTTCTTCAATGATAATTCCTGCTCTTTTATAAGAGAGTCAATATCATCTGTTCCATACTGTTTAGAGAGGTTAGTATAAGAGTTATATACAGGGTTTTCAGTCCTATACTCCTTATTCATCTTTGGAGTACTCCCTCCAACCATAGCGTATGAATCAAGGCTCCTCTGTAAGTCAGCTTGTAGATTCTTAAGTCCTATATCAGTATCAGGATTCCATTGTGGATTTTCCTCCTGCCTTCTTGCTATATAGCTCTCAATTCTCTTTGCCTTGTCATCTAATACCCCATTGGCATAGCCCATCCTTGATGTATAAGGAGATACAGTCTCTCCTCTATCTATTGAGTCTTTATATGCCCTAAGATTCTTAAGGTCTTCATTCAGTTGTTTAGCATTGGCATCCCTGTCAATGTTAAGCTCAGTTCCTACATAATCATAGAAGATAGGCTGCTGAGAAGCTGGTGTCTCTTTTTCTCTCATCTTCCACCTTTCATAAGGTGAAAGAAAGTTTCTATCCTGTAAGGTATCATACTTAGTAGTACCAATAGCATTATAGAGACCACTTGTTATATAGTCTATTGCTCTCTTCTTTGTACTATTATCAGCCCAAGAATCAATTCCTGAAGACTCATAAACCTGCTTCATTATATTTCTGAGTTCCTCCGGAGCATCCTGGTTAAATTGAGAAGCAAGGACTATTTCTTCAGGAGTATATCCTGATTTCTCCATAGTCTGCCAGTATTGTCCACCAAGTATATGTTCCCACTTCCTTGGGTCTGACCTCATAGATTTAGCAAGATTAGAAGCCATATCTCCAGCCTGCTTAGCAAGTACTGCTCCTGAATAAGATGCTCCATAATCAATCTCTGGATTTGCAATGAAGTCATCAAGACTCATTGTAGAAGCATCCCTCTGATACATGAGAGTGGGATTCTCAGCAAGTGCCTTTCTTTGCTCATCAGCAAGCTGTCTCCTTCTTGTATAGGCCTGCTCTATTGGAGTTATCTCCTGAGAATATCTACCCTTCATTTTCAGAAGGTTCTGTCTGCTTACCTGAGTAAGTCCTTGACTGGCAAGAGCATCAGCCTGACTCTTAAGGTCTTCAGAGTATCTCTTGTACATCTGATAGGCTTTAGGGTCAGTCTGCTCATTTGCTATATTCTCCCATACACTTGCTTTGGTATCAAGGTCTGCATATTCAGTCTCAAGAGCCTGATGTGCTACTGTAGCTTCCTGTAAGGGTCTTACCAACTCATCATAAGAGAATGGTCTGAACTTACTTCCTATAGTTACATATGATGTTGCCATTATCTTCTCCTCCTGTTCCTCTTAGTAAGCATTCCACCTCTCTTATTCTTATATCCTACTGTTCCCCTACCATTGGTATAATAGTAGAGCAGACTTGGGTTAGAGGCTATCTGATTCATTATGAAGTTCTCTTGTCCAACAGCACCAAGGTTGTCAAAGAAATTAGTAAGGTTCATACTCTTTGAATTGGCAAGAGCTGTATCTGTTGCCTCCCTCATTCCAGCAGCAGAAGTTATACCTGCAAGTCTCATCCTGTCTCTCATAGATGCTAACTGTGCATTCTGAGCATCAGCACTCATGGCAGCCTGTGAGTTATACTGGTTAGTTCCTCTATTGAACTGTTCTACTGCCTGTCTCTGCTGCTCATTATACATATCCATCTTCATAAGAGTGTCTCCTACAGCATTCTGAGCATTATAGTCTGCTGCAAGAAGTCCAGCCATAACTTGTCCAGGATTACTTCCTGAATTTCTTAGTGCTGCTCTTGTTGCACCAGCCTGTCCTTGAAGTTTGCTGAGGTAATAATTCCTGTCAAGAGGCTTATAAGTGAGGTAGTTGTTTATAGGTCTACTACTTACTCTATTTCTTGAAAGGTTATTTGCTGCATCAAGTATGAGGTTAGAGTTAGTATAATCTGGTTTCTCAAATACACTTGAGAGTGCTCCAATTGCTGAACCAACTATGGGAGCATATCTTGCAAAAGTAGATAATGGTTTTTGTTTTGGGTCTGTAGAAGGTTTATCTGTAGAAGATTTAGTAGTAGGAACTTGTAAAGTTCCAGCTCTTTCAGCCTCTATTATATCTGGGTTAATTCCAGTTTTAGCATCATCTATTAACTGTTGTTCATACAGCATTTCATCTACTACATCTGGATTCCATCCTTTATACTTAGGCTGGTCATCTAAGCCTTCTATATCCCAAGGACCTGCATACTTCCTACCACCAAATGCCATCATCTGTTGGGTTCCTTTCTTTCCTTTCTTCATTCTCTGCTGTTCCTGTAGAAGTGCAAGCTTCCCAAGTGAATCCTGTAGCCCCCTTTGACTTATAGGGTCATTAGGTCTTTCTGAGGACTCCTTGCTCATATCTTCTGCTATGAGTGCAAAAGTATATCCCTTATATTTATTAGGAAGTCTTGACTCCTTAAGTTGCTTATCTGAAGGGTGAAGCCTATTTGAAAATACATAATCATTGAAAATTACTTCTCCCTCTTCTACAAGGTTTGGTTGTCCATCTGGAGCAATCCCCACAGGAACTCCCTCATATGGATTATCTTCATGTGTTCCACCAGCTCCTACCACAGTTACTCCATTGAGAAAGTCTCCTCCATGAGTTTGATAGGCAGGAATGTCTGAATATAGATTACCTCCATCTTCAAACATATATCCCCCTAATGAGTGCTTCCATTTACTTGCATTCCTTGCAAAGTTTGCTCTCTTTACTAAGGTAGAACTGTAGTCATCCTTATTGGCTAACACATGTCTTGCAAACTCCTGTACTCCCATTCCAGCTCTCTTTGCTGAGGCAGTAAACTTCCCTCTATTATTCTTCTTTATATGAATGGCTCCCCCATCTTTTGCATAGGCAGCCATCATTGCATTTCTTGCATTATCTTTCATAACACTATCTGCTTGATAATCAAAGGCATCAATAGCTCTATTATTAGCATCTTTTGCTGCTAAATTGAGCATTTTTGCTTTCTTTCTTGCCTTACTGTTACCCGTGAATATCCCAGCAAGAGCACCGCCAAGACCTACAGCAGCACCTGCTACAGCACCCCAAGGACCTCCAACAGAAGCACCAGCAGAAGCACCTGAGCCAATTGCTGATAGAGTGTTCATAGCCATTTCCCCTCCAGATACTCCTCTAATATCCTTCATAGAGTAGTTATCCTTCTGGAAGTTTATACTATTGTAAGCATCAAGAAGTGACTCACTGTCTGTGGCTTCAGAGAAAGTCTCATCCTTAAGTTCCTGTATATTACTTTCTATTCCAGTGGTATCAGCAGTCTGAGCATTTTTCATGGCAGAGTCTACTATGGAAGTAACTCCTCCAACTACAGACCCAACACTACTAATAGCACTTCCCATATCAGAGAAGGAACTTTTCAAAGCATCTTTAGATGCCTTATTCCAGCCTAATCCCTTCTCCTTGCCATTATAGTCTAATATACCACCAAAATCTAATCTTCTTGATAATGGTCTATACCTTATTCCTGTAGAAAGGTCAAGTGTTTTACTATGCCTTCTTTTAATATTATACTTAGCCATTATATAATCATTTGCTGCAAATGTAAGAAAAATAATTGACTTAAACAATAAGGTATATAAAATGATAAAAGAGTAGTAAGTAAATTACTTACTACTCTCTTAACTATTCAAAATATCTTACTGCCAAATCATGGAACTCCATTCTTTCATTAGAAAGAGTTGGAGTCTTGGACAGTTTAAGATATATCCAAGGATTTCTTATTCTATTCAATCCATAAGGATTGTCAGGACCTCTCTTATCCCTTGGAATATCCATTCTCCATATTCTGAACTTCCTTCTTACATCAGGATATTTATCCCTTGGAGAAGTAGAGTCACCTACAGAAATCTTGTTTCCCTGATATTCATTCCATACTTCAAGAGTGTCAAAGGTATCTCCTGTAAGTTTTCCCTCACCAGGCATATAAGGATTATAATCTGGGTCACTCATATCAAACATGTCAGCCCTATATTCAAGACAACTGAATGTTTTGTCTCCATAAGGGTCAGGAGTAATTCTGTATAACATATGATAGCCTTGCAGGTTTCCAAACAGATTATTAAACTCTCCTTTACCCTGTATCCACAATTTATTTACTCCATTGTTATCCTCTTTGAATGCTACAAATTTATCTTGAATATTAACCATCATTGGGACTTCTCCATAACTGAAGAATGATGTAAATTGCCCAAGCATTTCATTATAGCACAGCACATCCTGCTGCTCCTCTTCATTCCCTCTAAGGAAGTAGACATCATCATTCACCCTATCCCAGTAAGCAACAAAGTTATTGAAGTCTACAGGATTCCATAAATCAGTAGAATTGTTTCTTCCTATCCAATCCTTGAACCCTTTCTCATCAGAGAGAGATTTCACAGTTCCTGTGAACAGACTAAGTGAACTGTTGACATTATCTATGAAGTAGATACCATTCTTGGTTTCAACTATAGACCACTTGTTGATACATCCAGCCTTGTCAGTAATATACCTCTTTCCATCAACCTTACCTGAGTTGGCAATCTCAATAGGTACTCCTTGCTGAGTTCCAATCTGAGTTCTTGAATTAAAGAGTATCTCAGCAATACCTTTATCCTGAAATGCTATAAGTGAGTTCTGGAACCTTCTTATGGCTCTAAGTGGTCCCTTATCACCATCAAGAGACTCTATTGATGCTAAAGTCAGATTAGTCCAAGTATCAATCTGCTCCCCTAAAGTCTTGGTTTTGGTCCAAGTGAACTGAGTAGGATACAGAGAATCAGTGCTACTACTATCAATTACAGCAGAAGTATTGAATGAATCTTGTCTGGTGTATAACTCATTTATACTGTTAAAGGTTTTAGTATTTATAAGAGTATAGTCAGAAGTAAACATATTCTTGTCTGTTTTACCATTCAGATTTACTCTACTTTCAACCATTCCAGAGAATATTTCAATAATACTGTTCTCCTTATTTTCTGCATAAGGCATAGTCTTCAAGACATCATACCTTTGGTAGTATGAATCTCCTTCAACTCCATAGAGAAGGTTAGTCTGTGTAATGTCTGTAACAACTCCACAGTCTACAAAGGTATTCTTCTTGAGAGCATCTTCCTCTATACCTCCATATCTGAAGTCAGAAGTTGAGTAGTCCTGTATATCTCTATACAGTTCTCCAACAAAGATTATTGAAGTATCAAAAGAAGAGATATCTATCTTGCCATCATTCCCATAGGTATCAAGAGGTATAGACAAGTTATCTGGAGATACTACTATCTTGTTGAGAAGCACTTCATTAAGAACCATAGAGGGCCTTGAGTAAGTGTATGAAGCTCCAAGATAGTTCCTCATATATACTACCTCTCCAAGTCCTGTTCTAAGCTTGGTATCAGCCTTAATACTTACTCCCTTGTTTATGTCAGAGACAGTTAAGGTAGTGGTATTACTCAACTTGAACAAACTTGACTGATTTTCCCTTGAAGGAGAATATCCAGCAAACAGAGGGGAGTAGATAGACTTAACTCTGAATGAATATGCATCTGCATCTTCCTTGGTTACAGTTATAGACCCTGTCACCTTGACACTCTTTACTTCAGTTCCTCCAGAATCTACATAGGAAAGGTTATAAGTTCCAGTTTCACTTCCTGGAGTAACAGATACAGTATATCCAGTTGTAGCCCCTTCCTCTATGACTGGAGCAACTGTTATGTTAAATCCTGGAGCTACATTCTTTTTGTACTCTACTTTCTCTCCTAAATGATATACTGAACTTCCTGATGCTTCTTCTACAAAGCAGATAGCCTTTGTATTTGGGTATTTGTTAGATTTGTCATAATCATTCTTGAAAGACTCATAGGCATTACTACCAGACTTACTGTTCAAATCTATTATATAGATAGTACCAGATTTTGTGAGATTATCTGGAGTGTAGTATGGATAAGTGTTCATAATAAGAACATCATCCATTTGAAAATCTTCAATATACTCCTTCCAAGGAAGATAGTAATTTGTGAGTTCCAGACTATTTGTTTCTCCATTTACTGATGGGAGAACTATTATTTCATCTCCAATGTTCTTGAAGGATATGACACAGTTCTTCTTACTCTTTGCAGAAAGGTTTATAGGTGAAGTTGAGCCTTTTTCTTTACTGCCTTTTTCAACATCTGCAACATCTATCCAATTGACTGGGTCAGATATGAAGTCAAGACTATGGGTATATCCATTAAGACCTGTGGTATATACAGGGTATTTCTCCTTACTTGATGAGGACAAGACAAAATCATAGTTATTGTAATATAGTTTTTCTTCTCCTATATTTATAGACACATTATTGGTCAGCTCATCAGCAATGCCTATACTTTCTATACCATTTTTAGGTTCCCAAGACATCTTCATATAATAATTATACTCATCTGTCTTGTTCAAGTCCAACTCTTTTCTAAATTTGTTTACCCAGCAGAAGTTAGTATACAGACTATATCTTAGATTTGCAAGTATTTTGTTCTTTAATATATACTTCTCAGTATCTCCTGACTTATACAGTGCTCCTGACTTATGCCAAGGATATATTATATATGGACTTGTTGTAGCTGTATCAGGTAGAGTTGGATGTTTAGCATCTCCACTGAAGAAAGGAAGGGTGGGTGGCTGTTCTGGATAAGGAGTAGTGTTCTCCTTACTGAAATTATATGGAATGAAACTACTTTTAGAATCATCCTTGTCAGGGTTCATATAGAAGTTAGTTGTTCCAGCAGTAAGAGGAGAGTAACCTATAATCCTGAACTTGAAATCCTTAGAAAGAGAATTATAACTTCCAAATTCTATATCAGGTGAGTGGAATGTAATCAATGACTCATCAATGTAGAATCTATTTCCAAGACTTTGTCCATAAATAAGACCATTGTTTGACAGTATACCATCAATCTGTACCTTTTCTCTCTGAAGTGGTCCAGTGGTTCTTTTATCACATGCATTTCCCCAAAAGCTATGAGATGCTTCCCAATCTGCTTTGAGGGCCCTCTTCATTTCTTCAGTTGGTGATTGAGGAACATACTGTGCATACTTAGAATAACCTGCCCAGAGTGTTGGAATAAGGTCTTTAGTATAAGACCTACTAAATTCTTGCCATACTTTAGGAAACCCTGAGGTTGCATAAGCTTCTCTCCAAGATGAACCAACTTCAAGTGTAGCCTCTGGTATCATATGCTCATCATCATTGACATCTGGACTTCCCTCAGAGTTAAAAAATTCAAATCTGACTTTAGCCTCAGCTCCAGTAACACCAAATAGACCAGCACAGTTGTCCTTGTAAAATGTGAATATGGACCATCTGACCCATGTTGGTATAGTACTGGTATCTATATCCTTCTTGGAGAAATATGGAGGTTTTATATCTTCAGTATCACTCCCCTTGACATTCTGTAACTCTGCCGAAGTGCTCTTGTTTCCAGGTATCTGTGAGAAGTTGGTATTTGTAATATTATCACCATTCTTAGGTCTAAAGAACCATGATGACATTGCATAAGGGGAGTTGAGAACCCTCTGTGTTACATTGAACACAGTTGGGCTTACAAATCCCTGTGCTATAATTGACCTGTCAGATTCTGACATTATAGCCCTTACAAGGATAGCTCTCTTATAAGGAGTGTGTTCAATTATAAAGGAAGATATTTCAGGAGGTAAAGTACATCTGGCAATAGCCTTATAAGTCCTCACAGAACCTGTTTTAGGATACAAGGTATTTACCTTGTCCCCAATCCAATATACTGAACTTCTCCTTCCTGTATTGGTAAGGAACACCAGGCCAAATCTGTACTTTTCCCCTCCCTTGAAGAACAGGAACTTATCTGAGCTTAAATCTAACTGTTGGTCCTTATAATAGATTGACCCAAGACTGTTATTCTGAAATGTATAATCATCAAGTTCTGGATAAACAAATTCTATCATAGAACTCTCACCTGTTGATTCCCCTTCTGAATCTTTCTTTATAGTAGCATCTATGAGGTTCTTCAAATCCTCATTGAGAGAGTCTATCTGAAGTTCTATGTTCCCTATGAACAGTGTATTGTCCTTTTGGGCAATGGTTCCAGCATGAATCTCAGTACCTCCAATATACAGAAGGGTTGTTGGGTCTATCTGAACATTATATGCTCCAGTGTCTGTATATGTAACTTCAGTAGATATGGGCAATGTAGCCACCTTGTTACAAGTTATGGTACTTGAAGTAACAAGTGAATAGATATTTATGTTATTGAATCTACTGTCCAGGTTCTTCAGGCTAATTTTGAAAGCACATGGAGAAGTTGAATCAGCAGGTGTAGCACTATCCTGACTACTAAGATTGTAGATGAAACTTTTCCCTATAATGTTAGTCTCTTGCCCAAAATCATTTGAGTAGGTAAAGTAATACTGTATGGTGCCACTCCCAAATAAAGCAGTACCAAGGAAAACTTTATCTACCTGTATTTCAAGGTCTGAACTAAACTCTGTAACAAAATCAAACTGACTTGGGTTATCACTGCTATAGTCAAGTTTCTTTATATTGATAAATCTTGGCTGGTTAATTCCATCTACCCAATATACTTTTTGAATAGCTTCTGTTTCATAATTGGCAAGAGTTTCTATTGGATGTTTAGAATCAAATCCCAAGTTTCCATCAAACAATGATAAACTTCTCCAATTCTCTTCATCAATATGCTCTATTCTATAAATATGGTCTATTTTTGTATCCTCTTCATGAGTAAATAGAACCATGTAATTATTTAATACACTATGCCCTATTAAAGTTCCCTTTAAAGTTATTGGAGTTTCAGTTGGAAAATCTTTGCTCTCATATAAAAGGTCATCATCATTATTATCATGATAAATAATATTTATAGGGTGATAGGTATAATTTTCCAATATATATCCTAAGTCTGCTCTTAAATACTCTACTTCTGAAATAGGATTAATTAAAGAATTTCCATCTTTAAATCTCCATTTTCCTAAACTGTAAGTATAAATCATACTTCCAGTTTCACCTGACTTAAGTTTCCAAAGAAAAGTTAAAGAATGAGTATAATTTTCAATTTTAGAATCTACCTCTAAATCTCCATCATCATAATAATTTATTGTGTAAGCAGTACTTTTAATAAAAGGCTGCCCCTTAAGCTCTATTTCTTTATTACCTCTTTCATTTGTAACAGAGAGGAGGGTATCATGGTCTCTGGCTATTATTCTGACATTAAAGTTCTCATAAGCAAACTCATTATTTACTTTGCTTATTGAGAGGTCTCTTGTCATTCCTTTATTTTGAAATGATGCAATCTTCTGTTCCATATTATGGCTGTATAGTTAGATACTCCTTTGCTCCATTATTAACAAAGCCATGCCTATGCTCACTATCTCTTATAAGAAGAGTTCTCCAAGAGTTGAACAGAGACTCAGCCTTATCAAGAGTAAGCCTGTTAAATTCAGTTTCACAGTCTCCGACTGCCCACGCATATTCCTGCTGGGCATTCTGTAGAATGGCAGGCTGTAGTTTTCCTAAATCAAACAGTATAGTGAACTGCTGTTTCTTGACATAGGCTTCAAGGGCTCTAAGGAAGGAAGGATTGTCAGGTAATAAAGGATAACCTTCATCATCAGTTGCTATAGCATTATAGGCTATCTCTATATCTGTATCCTTGGTTGAGGTATATATAACATATCCTTGAACCTTGTATGTAAGGTCAGTCCCATATCTTCCTACATCAGGTTTCTCATTGCTCATATGAAATGAGTCAGTAGAATACCTGTAGGATATATGAGACCTATGGTTAGGTTCTATGCCATCAACTTTCTTGGCTGTCCTTACCTGTATCATAGACACATAATCACATGGAAGTACTCCCCTCCAGTCCTCTATTTTAATAACAGTGGTTTTTTCCTCAAACAGAGAAGGACAACCCACTATTTGAATGAAGTCCAGGGTGTATTCAAGTATAGTCTCAAAAGGAACATCCCTTAATAAGGGATGCCTCATGACCCTTGAGGCTAAATTTTTAATTGATGTTGTCTTTTCCATGCCTAATTCTATATAACATAAGGGAATCTATTTCCCCATTTTTTATTTTATGTTTAAGTCCTTTCTTAATTTCCCTGTTAATATGAAATTGATAGAAAGATTTATTTGGATAGTCTGCTCTATATTTATTATAGAAGACTTTGAATACTTCTTTAGTTTCCTGTCTTACAAGCCTCTTATCCTTATAAGACTGTTCATCCTCATACCACAGTTTTAGAGTAGAGTCCCAATCTACTGGAAGATTGGTCCTAAGTTTACCTTCCTTAAACTCTACTATAGTCTGTCTCTTCCTAAGCTCCAACTTTCCCATCTTCTCAGGCAATACAATCTCTTCTCCTTGTATAATAAGCTGCCTTAGAATATCATTGGTCTTTCTTATGATACTTAGGAACTCACATTCAGTAAGTACATATTCAGACTCCTTTGGTCTTGTCTTTCTATAGTAGTGGAAGGCATCTTTCACTCCCCAGGAATTTCTTACTTTATGAACTCTCTTTCCTTTAGCCTTCTTAGCAGAAGACATAAACTCCCTTATATCCATTACTTAGATTCTTTAGTAGTTCCCATTCCAGACATATTATCCTTACTGTCATTAGTTTGGTCAGTGGGAGCATATCTTGCTCCACTTAACTCCTGTACCATCATCTGTATAAGAGGTGATATGAGAGTATCCTCAAGAGGAAACTCAGAATCAAGTATATCACAATTACCTTCAGACTGAGCAGAACATGCAAATGCTGCCACCTCCTGTGCATTCTGAAAGACTGCATCTATCCTAAGTTTCTTCAGGTAAAGGAACTGAGGGTTAGATGACTTTAGATAAAGATAGTCATCTGGTCCTTTAGTAGCATATATAATGTTTGACAGCCATTTGTTGTTTCCCACATAAGGCATTCTTTCAAGAGGTATATAGGATATATGTTCTGAAGTGAAGTAATCTACTGGATATATATGCCTTATTCCTATATTCATTACTGATGGCATCTTTTTGGTACTCCTAAGATACACACCAGCACATGATGTCCCTGGTATGGCAGGTACCTCTATAAGGTCAAAACATATCTCCTGATAATTACTTCTGGTAACTTCCCCTTTTCTTGCATCCCTATACCTCCTGTCAAGAAGGAGTGCCCTATAGTTATTTGCAAGAAAGATGAGATGTTCTGGTGTATAAGTGGCATCATTTGAGATAAGTTTTAACTCATCTAAAGCCATATATACTACTTCTCTATATGTTGCCATAATTCTACTTATATTAACTAAATTAGACTATTGCACAAATGTAAGGAAAAATAGTCATTTATACAATAGTCTAATCAAATTTGTTTATGTCCTGTAAACTTAATTATCCCAATAGTTTGTCTTATATTCAGCAGCTCTCACCCTAAAATCTTGCTCAGTAAATCTTAATATATCTTCCTCTGTGCCTCTATAAGGTTGCATTCCTCCAGGCTTTGGAAGAATAGTACCTAACTGAGGTATTTCTTTATAGAATTGAGGATAAGGCATAAGGCAATTACTTCCATACAAACAATATAAAAATTTTGCCATTATGTTGTAGTCTTCCTCAGTTACATAGGTGTTTAGGTCAGTATTAAGAAAAGAATCTACTAATAATAATCCTAATATTTTTACAACTATATCATATCTTAAATAGCCTGTTTGACTAAGATTAGTAAAGTATTCATTGAGGGCATCAAGAGCTTGTTGAGTTGTTTTTCCTGCATACATATTATTTACATCCACATGGAGGGTTAAACTTCACATTCTCTTCTGCAAACCACTCTTTGAACTTATCATTTGCCAAAGTATATTGAGCAGTTCTAATAGCAAGTTCAAATGCTTTGAATCTAAGTATATAATCTATGAAGTCTTTAGGCAATTCACAACAGCCATTAACCACTTGCTTCATGTGATTTATACCTTTTTGGTATATAGATTGCCAATTTAATACTACTCCTAAAGTATACTCAGTATCCATTGCACAAGGAGTATCAATAGAAGGAGTACCAGCTACAGATATATATACATAGAATATATGATTATTAAATGCTGATAACTTAAATTTATCTGGTGAGAGATTTATACTGTATTCTTTTACAGTTGTATCTTGATTTTCATATACTACAACTGCATTAGAACTTGGTTTTCCTGTAGGAGAAAATGTTTCTTCTGTATCAATACTTATTGAAGATATAAACATATTTTCAAAGTATTTGTATGGAGCTACCTTAACATCTATAAAAAGATTTTGACCATCAGGAGTTATTCTTAAATCATTAAAAATTACCATACTAATTCAGTTGAAAATTAAACAATAAAAGGGACCTTTTTAAGGTCCCTTTAGTTTATTTAAGTTCCTCAAGGAATGCACTTGTCTCAGCAGGGACAACAGCCTTAATAGCTGCAATAACAGCATTAATGTTTGAGTAGTCCTTCTCTCCTGGTCTTGGAACTACAATCTGGATGTCCTTCTCAGACTTCTGTACTGAAATTCCATCACCCTGATAGAAGTAATGGATGTTGATAACATCATACTCCTTAGATGGGTCAACCAGATACTTGGTTGGAATAACATTAGGCCATCCCATATTTCTGTACTGGTCTCCTCTCTCACCCATGCAGAAGTACTCAAGGTCTGCAATGAGCTGTCCTTCAGGAAGAACTGCCTTAGTGTCATAGGATTTAACCTCTCCCCAGATTCTCTGGTCTCCATCTACAAGAACAGTAGTTGGCTGAACTGAGAAAGGAATAACTCCCTGAGGCATTGTACCAAGATGCCAAGGCTGAACTGCTTCAGCAATCCTGAGTGCTGTATAAGTTCCAGTATAGGCTTTATCAAAAGCTTCCCAACTCATTGCCTCTGCTTTAGTTTCAGCAGAGCCGTCATAGAGATAAACATCTACAAGAGCTGTTACATCCTTTGAAAGATTAATTACTAAAGAGTATGCCATCTTCTTATAGAAGTCTGATGCAGAAAGCCCAGGGAATACATGAACCATACCATACTTGAAGTACTGGTCTGCTTCTGACATACCAATATACTCTCTAAATGCAACTCTAAGCAGATAATCCTGCCCAGCTACTGGCTGACCACCATTTACATTAGGGTCAAGAGTAAGAGAATATCCCTGGAGCTTAGTAGCCATATCTTCAGCTCTGGTTGCTCTAAGATTGGTGATATTCTCAATCTTGATAAGGTCACTTCTCATCTTATCAAGAAGTGCTCCCATATACTGGAAATATATAGCATCACCTTCATTTGTCTTTACTACAGTGATGTCCCCAGCATCCTTAAGAGCTGCAAGGTTTTCCTTGTAGGCATTAGCAACATAAAGCTGCCTTACCTGATGCACTGAAAAAGCTGCCATAAATTATTGTTTGTTAAAAATATTTGTAAACTATTGTTGTGAGCCCCAGACAGACTTTGCAATACTTACTGCCCTGCTGAGGATTGCTCTATGAATTGCTGAACTTAATTTACAAGTTTGAGCTGTACTTATATCATTAATAGTCAGACCTTCTGATAAATTTTCAAGTATTATAGGTTCTGGTTTTGAAAGATATCTTATTGTATAAGATATAATAGGATATTTACTTATTAATTCAACTTTATTGGCTTCACAGTCCAATCTTAATATCCTTCTTTCATTAGGTCCTCTAAATGGGCTATTCTTAGTTCTATATAAAGTGTCTTGTGTTACTGGAACTACATCCACCTCTCTTTCTGTAGAATTTCCACATTTAAGGGAATCATCCTTTATTATTGCCTTTTCTCCTGTCTTAAACCAAATGTCTGCATCTATATCAAAGAATACTGACCTTGAATCCAATCCCTTACCTTCTACTTTAGTTGTATAAGTAACTTGCTTAACCAAAGGACTCAGATAATCAGTAACCTCCTCAGTACTTTCAAAAGGACTTCCAAGTTTTCCTGAATAAATATCAAGAACCAGAGCCTCTTGAGCTTGAGTCAGGAATAGACTCTTCTCATATTCTGATAGTCCTGGGGCTTGGTTTGAGGCAATATTATTGTACATCAAATCAAACTCTAAACTAAATTCTTGTGTAGTCATAATCTTTTATATTTGAATTTGTAACCACCAGCTTTAGCTCTTTGTTTCCTACATACAGCTGATATATTTGATTGGTTTATTTGAAGCTCTTTAGCAGCTTCCTCTATTGAATTGTATTCTTTAGTAAACCCATCCTTTTCAGCTACTATTTTAACTCTTCTTGAACATGCTCTCTTTTCTATCCAGTCTGAAGTCTGTCTTTTACCTTTTCTTGATTTAGACATTTTCTCTTTAGTACTTTCTGAAGGATGTAACCCAATATGAGCCTTTGATAATTTATCTCTCCACTCATCTGTAAACACCCTTGTTGTTCCTAAAGTTCCTTCTCCTCCATCAGTGATATTATAAGATATTCCAAGATTTTTGTAGTAGGATATTAAAGTTTTCTCTTGAAGTACTGCCTCTTCTTTTGTTAGATTAGAATATAAAATTTCATGTACTATGTTTCTCCACCCATATTTAATGATTGCATTGAAAAAGTATTTCTGTTTTGAATATCCTAATCCTTCTCTCCACCTATATTCGGGTTTAGTAGAAGTAATACCTATATATACTTTACCAGAAGGAGAAGTATGCTTATATACTGTCCACTTTCTGGAAGCCATATTATTTTACCTTTGCTTCAATTGAAAGTTTAAGCTCCTGATTCTTAGGAAGGTTAAGATATCTCGCAGCTACATTCAGAGTAGGGTCCTCATTGTGGTCACACAGTGGTGAGTTGTCACTTCTGAGGTATAACTGGTCACCTCTCTTTGATATTACTCCTGCTTCAATAGCCTTACTGATAAGCACCTTAGTACTAAGTAGTGGGTCAGTGATTATCTTGAGGAACAACTTAGAATCAGCCTGAATAAGGTTATTAATCTTGCCCTGAAGGAACTCAAGTTTTGAATTAGAGGCTACAGGTCTACCATCTATAAGTTCAATAATGCACTTAAGAGTGTCTCTGTCATCCTTAATTCTACCATATTCCATGTAGCACTTCATGGTAGCTGACATCCTTTCACTCTCCTGACTTTCCTGCTCACCCTCTCTAATCATTACAAACTGGTATGTTACCTTTGGCTTGTCCTGTAATGTCTCAAGAGAGTCTGCAATAAAGTCAGAGTTAGCCTTAAGGACCTTGTACTTGATGTAATCATCTGGTACTGAAAGGTCAAGATAATTGTCTTGCTTTGTCAGTCTGACCTGATAGTTATCCCAGTAATTGTTCTCTTTCTTATAGATAGAGAGAGCATTATATTCAAGCCCCATAATCTCCTCAAGAAATGTCTTCTCATCATCTGTAAGCACATTCTTATATGCACCAGAAGACCCAAGGATAGGAACTGTAAAGTATCTCACTGCACTTTCAGCCATACCTCCATAGAGGATGTGCTTAGGGTTAGTAACAAGCCCTCCCTCCTTAGGGACATGCCTGATAATTATTCTCTCATTTCTTAGACAAGATTCAACCACTCTACTTGATTTTGGCTTCTTCTCACCCTCTATTCTTGCAGATGGTTTATTACCTTCCATAGAACTAACTTCATGTACTGAAATTGGGCTATCATCTATAGCTCCAAAATCAATAGACTCTTCCATTTTCTTTGCCATTATTTATCTCCCTTTAAAAATAAAGGGATAGGGTACTACCCTACCCCTTATGATTTATGCCTGAAGTATTGCAGGTATAATTGACATTGTTCTTGTAGGGTCAAGAACACAGATTCCAAGAGTTGCCATTCTGTGGAATGTTGCTGAATCCTCATCATGGCTCATGTATGGATTACCCATCTGACCAGTGAATGGATTTCTAAGACCCCACTCATAGCCCCTGAACTCTGTCTGACCCTTGATAGCACACTTGAAGATATTAGGCTGGTCCATTGTACCAATGTACATAATGTCATACCTATATGAGTATGCTACACCACCTTCTGGGTGAAGAATCTTGTTTCTTACTGGGTCATCATAGAATGGGTCTACATCAATCTTAACCCTTACTCCATTAGGAGCCTTATACTCTACAAACTGGAAACCAGCTGAGAGAGCATTCTCATGAAGCTTGCTCTGAGTCTTCTGAACCACTCCAATAGAGTTATTGTCAAGTACAAACTGTGTCCAACCTGAAACTGTCTTGAGGACTTCCTTGTGGAACTGAATTGCTCCTCTTTCACCAGTCTTGATAACAAAGTATCTGTCATTGAAATCAAGCTTAGATGCTGAAAGTTCATAAAGAGCATCCTCAATAAGTTTAAGTGAGAAGTGGTTGTAGTACATTGTATTGGCTACTTCCATCTGCTCAAACAGACCTGCACCAGTCTTGATAGCCTCACCTGACTTACCAAAGTTAAGGTACTCACCATTACTGTTCCTGTTGGAAACACCCCAAGCAAGTACATTATTCTTTGCTTCTGAGAACTGAAGTTCAAGTTCATAGTCTACATAGTGCAACCACATATTAGTGGTATCCTTAACAAGCTTTCCACCTTCAGTTTCCTTAGTAATAGGAATACCTACTGCAAGCTTCTTATTAAGCATTGAACCACCAACCTTGTGATGAATCCTGATAGTAGACCACTCATTTCTCATAGAAACTGGTGAGCTGAATCTGATGTCACCAACCTTCCTTGAGAAACTTCTTTCTACTGGAGCATAACCAATAGAGAACCTCTCTCCTGCAAGGAGTCTTTCTGCTGGTACACCCTTAGAGTTAGTACCAAAGACCTCTACCTTATAAACTGCATTAGTTCCCTCAAACCTTGCTTCACCAAGCACCCTAAGTGGATATGCCTCATTGTAGTTACCCCAAAGGATTTCTCCATCAGCAAACCAATCTTCTGGGAATACAAGATAGAATGGAGCGTAACCAGCACCTACAGGGTCATCTTCATCAGTTACAACCTTTCCATTCTCATTCCTTGCTTCAACAAGTGGAATGTTTCTCCTTGAAGAACCAATCACATCCCAGTAATATTCATTGTCATCATCAAACTCCCTTGTTGGGAACTGATTGAGGAATGTGTCAAGGGTCTTACCTCTGTAGTAGGCAAGCAGCTGCACCATAAGGTTTGTAGCCTTCTGAGGTGCCAACTGGAAGATTTGTCCAAGGTGGTTTTCCTTGGTTGTACCCTTCCAGTGCTGGAAGCCTAACATCTGAAATTTACCAAGCTTTCCTGCCATAAATTTTATGTTATAGTTGTTTATTCAGAATAGGAGGTCAGACATCAAGATGCCAGCCCTTGCCCACATAAGACTCAGGGTCTTCATCAACTCCAGTTGCAAATTTCAAATCACCATCTGTGGTTCTTGCAGTATTGTTGATAGTGGTTTCAAGCTCTCTCAATCCCTTCCTCACTTCCTTCTTTACTTTTCCTTTAATAAGCCCATCAAGGTTCTTGAAGCCATCAGTAAGAGTGTATATGAGACCCACATTCTTAAGAAAATCAAGTCTATTATCCATCTCATACTTCTGTAATGCTGTGAAGAGTTCCCCTGTTTCAGGGTCCTTATAGACAGGCTTACTTATATTATCAAAGACCTTCTGTCTTGTAGCCTTGTCAATCTGGAGCTCTCCAAATACCTTCTCCTCCTCAAGTATGTTCTTCTTGAGAGTTTCAGCATCCTTCTTTCTCTCCTTAATCTCCTCTTCCTCTGCTTTCTTAGCCTCTTCTACTATAGAGTCATAAGAGTTCTTGAAGAACTCCTTATTGCTCTTTAGAGACTCTTTGGCATCTTCTATATCAGTGCCTGCATCAAAAGACTTCTTTACTTCCCTTTGAGCTCTTTCTTTAGAGTAACCTCTATTGATGAAGTCATTATAGATGAGCTGTCTTCTTAACTGTTCACCCTGCTCTGACTCATCTGAAATATTCTCATCCTTGATTGAATCAAGATAATTGAGTGTTCTCTCATACTTCTGGATTTCAGAAGGTTCAATTCCAGCATTCAATGCTTCATCAATCCTCTTCTGTCTTTCATCCAACTGAGCAGTAACTTCATCTCTAAAAGCCTGTGCAAAAGATTCTGCATCTTTTATTTCACTGGCTTTAGAATCATCAAGGTTCTGGAAGATACCTTCTTCTTTCAAGGCACTGGCAATGGAAGAGTAGAAGTTGGTTTTGGGAGAAGTACCAGTCCCATCTGGGGAGGTATCTTCCTTTCCTTGCTTATCTTCTTTTCCACTACCTACGCTCTCTGATTCAAATAAATCTTCTGCATCTACTTGAACCTCAGTAGTTTCTTTATTTTTCTTATCATCCTCCTTTGGGTCAGGTGGAGTTTCCTGTGTCTCACTTCCTTCCTCATTAAAGAGATTATCCATCTCTTCTGGGCTGAGGATGTTACTTAAATCAAGTTCTTCCATATTATCTTCTCCTTAAACTTCATGCAAAGATATATACAAAAAATGTAAAAGACAATAAGGAAAATGTTTTCCTTATTGCCTATAAACTTTTCTACTTAGAGTAATACTACTTACCCTTCTTTCCCTTACCTTTACTTTTCTTGCAAGCCATGATTTAATCCTCCATTATTTAGTAAGTACAGAAGTCCACTCACCATTAATGAACTCCTTTATATCCTCAATCTTGTTATCATCTGTCTTAGTAACCCAGTATACATTAGTATTATCTGGAGCATACTCAGATTCTACAAATCTCTTTCTGTTTGAAATTATCTCCATAACTACACTATTTCAAGTTCTATATTATTGCCTTTCAGCTTATTGTAGAGCTCAGCAAATACTTTCTTACCATTCATAAGATATTCTTCTGCTGAAAGGTTGCCTACTCCTATGCATCCCTGTACCAAGGAATCTCTCTTTAGACCATCTGCAACATGAATAAGAACACCTTCATATCCTTTTACATCAATAAGTCTTGGTAATTTACCTCCACAAGTTTGCATATAGAAAGGATATTTAGAGAATTTAGGACTAACCACATCTAAAGTAACTCTGTAGGTTCCTTTTGGAATAGCTGTTTCTCCAGGTACTTTCATAGACTTTATTTGTTCTATTGACATATTCTGAGTAAGTCCTCTGTCTTTGTCCTCAAGAGTCCAACAGAAAAATTCATTATCTATGTATAATTTTCCAATAGTATAGGTTTCCCTATAAACCTCTCTCTTTATAACTATTTTCATAGTATTTCCAAATAAAGCCTTTATAATATTTGTGTCTTCCTTTTCTTTTAATAGCACTAACTAAATTTCCCACTCCTTTGTCTCCAAAATGAGAAGTAACTTCAGTAAGACTATTCCATACCTTTATAAAGTTACCATCTTTATCATATTGTACTACTTTTTTACAAGCCCAAGGTCTTGGTTTTTTATGAGCATTACTTATGTTGATTCTGGCTTGTTCAGAAAAAGGCTTCTTCTTTATCCCTTTAAGAGCTTTACTTCTGTTTCTTCTGCTTTCATCTGTAACAACAAGTCCAATGCCATTACCCCCCTCACACATGTTATATCCAAAAGAGGGTTCATTACTTCTATATAAGGCTATATATTTCTTTTCTGCTACATCTAAAAGTTCTCTTAGAATAGTCTCATCATCTTCTTGAATTTCAACAATAACTGAATATTCAAAGTTACTAATTCCATACTTTAGTCTGGCTCTGTTTATATAGATACCTGCATATGGAGCATTAAGATTTCTCCATTTTTCCCTTCTTTTATATTCATTTATTGTTTGACCTATATAAACCTTTCCATTTACAAGATTTGTATATTTATAAATTACCCCCCTCATTCTACAAAATCTTCAAGAGTATGACAGAAGAACTACCCATCTACATACAGTTTACCTAAAGTGTAGCTATTCCTTGTTGTAGTTCTCTTTATAGTCAGTTTCATCAATATCAAAATCTAATAGTCTGAACAAATCATCAAGCTCTGAGTCACTATAGGGGCATCTGTTCTTACAGGATTCAATTGTACAGATTTTACCAATCATCTTGATGACTACACTCTTAAGTCTTATAACTTCAGACTTATTCTTGTCTACAATCTTTGAGTACAAATCAAGTTTTCTGCCAAGGTCTTTAACCATGTCCTGATATATATCTAAAGATGTCTTCATATTAGCTATCTGTGCACTATCTACTTCTGCATTATACTTCCTCCTTGTGAATAGAAAAGTAAAAAGTGCAGAGCAGAATGTAGTCACAATACCTATGCCTGCTGTAATCAATACCCCTAAATCCATCACTCAATAATCTTTATATATTTTTCCTGTTTGTTTATTATATAAGGACTCTTCTCAATTACTACTGTCTCAATTATCTTATGTTTCTTTTGAAACAGTCTCCCCAACCAACACTTCTTAGGAGGTTTAATAGTCTCTTTCCTTAAACTCTGTACTACATACCTCTCTGATATGAACTTAGGAGAGGCAATTACAGTAGAAGGATATTCAAGTTTTAGATTCAGAGAATACCATTTATCTCTTAAAGTAGTATCTATCTTAACTTCTGGATTTCTGAAAAGAGTGTCTCTGAATATTAAGGTATCAGTCTTTCTGGCTTCAGATAACTGATATTCAAGTTCCTTTATATTCTTGTTCTTAATTTTAAGTTCCTTTCTGACTTCATTCATCTTTATAATGATGGAGTCATTAATATAGTTTAACTGTTCTACTGTAAGCTGCAATACTCTTCCCCTATTACTAAGGGAATCATTGTCAGCAAACAATGCCTTCTCATTGGCTATACTTATTGACAAATCTTTCTTCAAACCATCTATTCTCGAAGACTGTAGTGATATAACACTAATCATACCAAGTATAAGAACAGCCACTCCTATGTATATCCAACTCTTAAGTTTCATATCTTTTTCCTCCAGTAGGCAAAGGTAAGAAATACAAATAAAAAAAGCAATCCAATAAATGGATTGCTTATGTGATATGACTATTCATACTTATAATTATGATACTACATTTCCAAAATAGAATGTGTAATAAGGGCCACCTGCTACCCTATTGAGATAAACGTCAACATCCGCATTATGTGTTACATCAAGAACCTCTTCATATTTGTAGTAATCACCTACTTCTCCTTTATAGGACATAGAGTCATCACCCCCACCAAAAGCTATTATAACTTTATTTGGTTCCTCTGGGTTTATTATTAGCTTTTTTGATACAAAAAGAACTATACCTACCATGTTATACTCAGCAGGCTCCTCTTGATATATACAATATCTGACCTGTCCATTCTGAAGTTCATAGGGAAAACAAGGATGTGTTTTTGAACCTACATAGAAATTATCCATAATTTTTACTCCTTTTTGAATTATACTTAAAGATTTATTTAGAGTAGATGTTGAGACCTCTACAGTTCCTGTTCTATCCTCACTTGATTCATTAGGTTCCAAGGTAATCAAAACTGTATCATTACCTGTACCAGAAGTCTTATTTACTTTTATCCAAGATTCCATATCTATACCTTTTATTAGGAGGGCAAAGTTAAGTAAAAATAAAAAAAAAACAAGAGGTTAAGTAGAATACTTAACCTCTTGTTAATTTTATTCTAATCTATGATTAGGACAATGTCCAAGAATCATTAGATGTGATAGTCAATGTCTTAGTCTCACCAGCTGCAATGAATGACATTGTATCAGGAGAGAGGTCAAGAGTTGAGCTTGAACCCTGCTGGTTGAATGTAATATCCTTAGTAGCAGTCTTACCACCTTCACCCTCAGCTGAGATTGTAACAACAAAGCCCTCTCTTGGAGCAGTTGTAGGGTTTAAGCTAACCTTAACCATACCTACATTTGCATCAAGAGAAAATCCTTCTTTAGGAGTCTTAACCACATAATCAGCAGAGAGCTGTACCTTATTGTCTGCCGGAGTAAGTTCAGTCCTTGTAGCACCTGAAGTGTAGGTAACTGTCTGCTTCATAGCAGGAACAATCTGGTAAACATCACCCTGAGGCTCAAGAGATACAGGAGTAGCCTGACCAATAGTTACCTCACCATAAGTTGCAGTGTTGGCTGCCTGGTATACAGTGAGTGTCTTAGTAGCTGTCTCACCACCTGCACCTGTTGCAGTAATTGTGATAACACCTGCTTCAGTCCTTGCAGAAACTGCTGCACCCTTAGAAACTGCTGTAATAGGGTCACTATAAGTGAGTTTAATAGCATCAAATGCAGGGGTTTCATGACCATCATCATTAGAAATGCCAAATGTCTCACCTGATGTGTAGTCAATTCTCTGAACAGCAATAGCTCCTTCGCCAGACCATGTGATATTAGATGAACCAATAGAACCACCAGAAGCTGGGATGTCAGTAGCTGAAGGAACTCTGTCTAAGAACTCAACGTTATGATAATTTACAGAGTTAGCTGCCTGCTTAACAGAAACTGATGCAGAAGGAGTAGAAGTCTTACCATTGAGAGTTACAGTTACAGTAACTGCATCTACCTCAGTAACATCTGAAACAACAGCACCCTTAGAAGCAGCAGTAACTGCACCAGTAGTTGCATTAACTACAGTACCCTTAAATGCAAATGTTGTACCATCCGCAGGAGCTGCAAGAGTTCCACTAATTGTGCCACCGTTTGTATTAGACTCATTCCAACCCCAAGTCTGTGAATAGCTAAGGGTAGGAATCTTGGTTCCACCCTGAGCAGGAATATTACCTCCAGGATAAGCAAATGCAGAAATTGTAGGAATTGCATAATTCTTAACACCTGCTGCCTGATTGATAGTAATCTCACCTGAAGTTACATTATCATTTGCATTATTAATTGAAAACTTAGTAACTAATGCAGACCCTGATTGGTTCTCTGGAACAGTTACAGTAAGTGTGAAGTCATATATTGCATCTGCACCTGGGTCTCCAGTTACCTGTATATTTTCCACACCATCCCAAGTAGTATCCTTTACTCCTGCGATTGCTAATTCTGGTGACTGTATCATCCCTGGGTTATCTATAATAAGATAGAGTTTATCAGAATTAGACTTACCTTGAATTGTAACCTTTTGACCTACAGCAGCAGCTGTGTAAGTTTTTTTCTCAACAATAATAACCTCAGCAGCACCTACCTGAGACACAGCTGTGGTATCAGTAGCTCCACCTGCTGTTGTACCAGTAATAGTACCCTCTCTGGCAACTCTACCAGTGTAGGCAGCAGCAGTGATTTCACTTGAGCCATTCATGGAACCTTTTGCGGTTCCAATGGTAATCCATTTTGGTTTAGCCATAAATTTAATTTAATGTTTTTTAAAAAGGGGAGTAACACTCCCCATAAATTATTAACAATTATTATTGAATACTCCAAGAAGTATTAGAAGTAATTTGCACTGTTTCCTTTCCTCCCTCTGCACTAAATTCTAATGAAGCTGGAACAATTTCTAATTGTTCAGGTTGTTTTCCTTCTTGAGTAGGTTGAATATCTAAGTCTACTTTAAGAGTTGAATAAGCAGCTGGATTACTTGCAGCACATTTAATAGTAGCAGTTCTTTCATATATACTTGTATTCTCGGACCAGGTAAATATTCCATTACCTTTGGAAGTAATGCCCTCTCCTACTACTACCATCCACATTGTACCAGTACTATCAGAAGTTACATCTCTTATTTCTGTAGAGTTATCACTGTATCTAACAGAAACCATTGCCTTTAAAGCTATGTCTCCTCCTTTAAAAGAGGCACTGTTTATTGGATTAGGGGAAGAATCTGCTTGGGTGATTGTAAGATTACCCCAAATAATCTCAGAGACTACTTCAATATTCTTAGTTTCAGTTTCAGTGACTACATAATCTTCTTCATAAGTTTTGCTTACTGCACTTGATATCTTAATGTGAACCTTTGTATTATAATCTACTGTGATTGAATCCCTGACAACACCATTTAATTCTACAGTTGGTTTAAGGCTGGTAGCCATAGGCATTGGAGCTACAGCTATAGTAAGAGTAACCTGTTCAGCAACTAAAGTTATATCTTTAACAGTATCTTCTGTAATTGTTTGAGTACCACTCTGTGGCTCATAATGAGGAGCTGTTACAGACCAAGTAACTTCAGTACCTTTTTTAACAATTACTGAATTTGTTACTTTACCATTTATAGTCACTACTGCATCTAAAGGTGCCAGGACATTTATGGTAAAGTTAGACTCATCACTTCCTATAGCATCAAGAGCAACTTTGAAAGTGATTGAATTTTGAACAACTTCACTACCACTCTTTGTTATATATCCACTTTTAGATACTTCCCAAGTTACTGTTGAGCCTTTATCTACTGTAATGGATTTTCCAGTAACTCCATTAAGTCTAACTGTACAATCATCTGGAATTGGGCTTACAGTGAATGTTACTTGTTCTTTATTAAGTTCAGGTTTAAGAGTTATATCTTTATCTACCAAAATAAACTCTTCATAAGTTACATATCCTTCAGCTTGTACTTTAACATTGACTGTAGAACCATTAACAACCTGTAGAGAATTTTGCTCTATGCCATTTATAAATACAGTTGCATTAGGAGTAACTGGTATTACAGTGAGTGTATATTTAGTAGTTAATATATTTAGTACTTTATTGATATCCTCTAAACTTTTATCAATACTGTCAAAGTGTATATTAGTTCTCTTTATAAATGCATTCAATAGAGTACTGATTTCAAGTACTTCTCCTTCAAGAACTTCTATTCTTTGAAGAGCATCCCCAATATCCCCATTTATATTTTGCCTTACAAATGTATAAAGTTGGTCTAAGGTCATTGACCTGTTTTTCCCATCCTTTACAAAGGCTATAAAATCTTTCTTACTAATAGATGTCCAATCATCCAGAGGTTTAAAATCTGAATCTTTTTTACACATTGCAGAAAGCTTTTTTGATATTTCTTGTATTTGTTGTAATGTAAACATTTCTATCTTTATTTATAAGTTACCTGCAATGTCCAACTGTCATTAGATTCAACAAGGAGAGTTTTAGATTCTTCTTCTTGTGTGTAATTTAAAGATTCTGGAAGAAGCCTAATATAAGAAGTGGAATTATTCTTTAATAGGTTTCTAAACATGCTCATTTAAAAATCCCCCAAACAGCTAAATTATTCAAAACACTTACAACTATTACAGAATTTGCTTCTGAAACTGGACTTTTGCCATCCTGCCACTTTATAGTTGAATCCCCTATCACCTTATGTACAGTGGCTCCTATCTTGATATAATAAACCTCTTCATTAGTAAGAGAAGGGTTTGAGGTCACCATGTAATCCTCAGTCAATTTAGGTACTTCATGATAATTAATCCCTCCTCCAAACAGCCTCCACTTTCCAGTAACAACATCTACTGAGTTGTTAGTATCATACTTATAAGTATTTCTATCTTCTTCACAGAAAGAAATGTGTCCTGAGTCTATCTTAAGGTCAGGAAACCCTTTCATTTCTGCTAATGTTTTGAAGGAATCCCTAACAAAGTTAGGGAGTTTTCCTTCATATTTTATATTTGAACCTAATTGCAATGCCATAGCAGTTATTTTACAAAAGTAACACTATAATCTGTAACAAAGTTTGGAGTAGTCAATGCGTACACATAGTATTCAGTACCATCAACATCTAATGTTGACTCCAGCAAAAAGTCATCAAAAGGAGCATTTAAGTTGGTGTCCTTTATAGTAGTTAACTTTCCAAAACTGCTTGGGTAGGCATAAGCCATTCTTTGATTGTTAGTCGTAAATAAAAGAACTGCGGATGCACTTGTACATACTTCTTTCTTAAGTCCTTTTACAATATCAGCAGTAACACTACCTACTTCAGTATTCTCTGGAAGTCCCCCATAGTATCTATAATAAGTCTTCTTAAAAGTAGCTGTAGTACTTCCTGTATAAGTCTTACCTTTATAAACTACAGACACTCTGTAAGTTGTAGTTGTAGTTACATCAGTGAATACTTTATAACCTGTTGCTGGGTCTACAGATTCTCCATTGACATTAACTGAATCTGGAGTTAAAGTCTGACCATTCTTCTGAAGTTTCCATGTTACAGTTACTACTTGAGTAGTACCTTCATCATATGTTCCTCCTCCAGATACAGAAAGGGTAGTAGGAAATACTTTTTCATCAAGTTGGGCAAGCAATTCATTCATTGCATTGATTTGCAATGTAATTACCTTATTCTGAACTGGATTTACAGAAGTCTCACTAAGAGCCTCATCTACAGTTACTGGGCTTCCCCCTTGAATTTCTATATTCCCCTCACCAGTTATTTCCTGACCATTGATAGTTTTAAACTTCTGGTTAGAAATAGCTTCATTTAACTCATCCTTAGAAGCTAAACCAGAAGTGTCAGGGATATCACTTTTAAGAGCATAGTTTCCTTTTGGCTGATAAAGTTCCTGTGCTTTTACTTCAGACAACAGTCCTTCTATTGAAGGTATATCAGACTTTTGAGCATATTCAAGAAGTGCTGTATTTAAGGCATCTTCTGTAACATAGTTTTTAAGGTCTGGAATTATAATCCCCAATTCTTCAAGAGAGAGGTTCCCTTCAAGGACTACATTATTAATCTTAGGTTTATTCTCTAAGTCATTGTAGTTTGAAGTTCCTTCTCCAGAACTGGTACCTATTTTTCTCCATCCTCCATCATACACATAAAGAGTGTTGATATTGTTATCACCTGCCTTTATCCAAAGGACATTATGTAATGCAGGAGGAGTAGTAGAAAATACAATATCTCTGATTATCATAGCTAAAATTATTTACTACTTACTGGTTTCTTGTTTATTTGTTTCTCCTTTAATCTGGCATCCTCTTCCTGCTTATCTCTCTGTACCTTGAGTTTCTCCCTTTCAAAGGCCATTTTAGTATCAAACTCTCTTATCTGCTCCCTAAGTTTTGCAGCTGCTTCTTCAGACATAGGCTCCTGAATGCCATCATTAATGTCTACCTCTGAATCCTGAAGTTTAGATTGAGCATTAATCTGAGCAACAAGAACCTTGGTCTCATTATCTCTCTGATTAAGCATATCTTCCTGCTGCATCTTCTGCATTTCAGTCTGCTGTTGCATCTGAGCCTGCTGCTGTTGAGCCTGAAGCTGCTGCTGCTGCTGCTGTTGAGCCATTTCCCTTATCTTCCTTTCATCATTCTCAATCATTCTTTGCTTTTCAGCAAGGGACGAAGCACCATATATCTTCATTATAGTTGAGAATGAAAGGGTCTGATTCTGTAGGGCTGCCTGAGCAAGTGTCTCAAGTTGAGACTGTAACTTTTGAAGTCCTTCAGAGTTGTCTACTACAAGACCATAGTCAGCTTCTGCAAATTCATCTCCCTCTATGTTTACTATCTGCATTGAATTGTCAGACAGTATATACTGGAACTTCTTGCTTCTTCCTTTAAGGGCTACTTTTGCAGTTTCAAGGAAGCACTCAAGTGCTCTCCTCTTCACATCATCATGTATAGTAAAGAGCCATTCTGTTATATGTGATGACTGGAGAGTTGCCCTCTCAACACCACCTACAGTCTCTCTATTGCTTATCTGACCTTCTCTCTGTCTTGTGATACCTGCAACTTCAGACATCTCAAGCTTGATAAACTCAAGAAGGTTTATATATTGCTGTATGTTATTACCCCAGTCAGCATCAATCACACCTGTAGAGGCATTATTAAGTGCTCCTGCAAGCTTTCCTGTTGCAGCACCTATACTTCCCTCTTTGAAGGAGTCTACTACAGCAATTCCATTAATCTTGGCATAGTACAACCATTTCTCCACTTCCCATCCTTTTGGAACCTTGGCAAGGTCAAGCTGTATAATCTTACCCCAGTTCTTTGCAATCATCTTGTTTAGTCTATCATGAACAGCATCATACATGTAGTTGTACTGCTTCATCATATCAACAAGAGAGAAAGGTCTTGATTCATTAAGGTTATATATAGAGCCTACTATACCAAAATGGCATCTTGATGGATTTGAAAGCCTGTTGTACTGTACAACTCTTGGTCTCATATTGACATATATATCCTGACCAATCTTTGTTCCTTCCCAAGCTTCATTAATCCAGAATGTCTGTTCTTCTTCTCCTAAGTCAGGATTACAGATATAAGTCTCTGGGTAGAAGTTAAAAGTCTCTTCACCTGTTTCAGGGTCATATGACTTTACCTTCTTTATCTTCCTTCTTGATTTCCAGTACATTCTTAAAACTCTAAGATTGCCTGCAAGGTCATAAGGAAGAAGAGAGTTCACTACTGCATCTGAGAACAGGTTAAGTGGGTCAAAGTAGAAACCATCTGTAACTACTTCATCCCCTACCATATTATTATTTACAAATCCATACCTCTCATCTATATTGTCCATAGAGTCTGAATAGGCTTGACCTATATGGTCAGGCAACTTTTCAATATACTCCATGTCCTTTTTAGAGAGAACATCATAGAAAGTATCTATAACCCTTCCTGGGCTCCAGTAATCTTCTATGATTATAATGTCTGCATCTTCTATCCTGTTGGAATAGCCAGACTTGAACACTCTTATCTTAAGAGGATTTACCCTTTCAATGACTGGCTCCCCTCCTACTATATCACACTGATAAATCTCTTCACCTACAGTCATGGCATCCATGAAACCATTGTTGAAGAGAAGTGGCATATTATATTCCTTTATATAATGATTGAGAAGAGCATTTGCTCTTATCTCTCTCATATCCTGCCACTGGTATGTATAGTAGTCATTGAGCTTCTCTAACTCCTGATTGAAATCTTCCTCAGAGAGTGAGTTGTCAGCAATCAACTGTTGAAGTGAAGCAAGAAGCTGCTCTTTCTTATGGTCTTCAACCTCTGTCACAGCATTAGGATTAGTCACTACCACCTTAAAGTCAAATACCCTCTTTGACTCCTCACCCCTAAGAACATTCAGTTTGGAATTTATGATTGGATAGTGGGAAATCCTGTCTGGAATATACCCAGCCTGAATTGATTCAGGATTGATTATAGCCATCATATCTTCCATATGTAATTTGCCATTCAAGAGGTCATATGCTATTTTTTTATGGATTACAGACTTTCTTACTGGACTATAGTTAAAAAAAGTCTTACTGTCCCCCCAATCCAAGCATTGTTTTCTCCAAGCTTTAGTCTTCTGCTTAAATGGAAGCTGCTGCCTTGGAAAATTTATAAAATCACTCATCTTTGTATCTCCATTTAAATCCTCCTGCTTTCTTAGTTTTACCCTTTAAGCAGTGTACTATTGCAGGTTTTGAAACTCCCACATATTCAGAAGCATCCTTAATAGAATTAAATTCATTAAGATAATCTCCATCAAGACTTAACTGAATAATTTTCTTTCTGTGAGCTTCTAAAGTGTTGATACTGGGTTTCCTTCCATACATTGGACTATCTTTACCTTTTCTTAGTCTATAAATAGCCAAGTGGGAAGTATCTCTACTGTAATTGTTTCTTTCTTTTCTGGTCTTAACTCTCTTCTCTATAGTCTCCTTTGAAGGATGCTTACCAAACATAGAAGATTTTTCACCTCTGTATTGGCTAAGTTTCATCTTTGTTTCCTCTGACATTATACCACATCCTTCTCCTCCACCAGAAATATTATAGGATATATTCTCTCTTTTATATTTAGAGATAAGGGCTATCTCTAAAGTACATGCTTCTTCTTTAGTCAGTCCTGTAAATAAAATTTCATGAGAGAAATTATCCCAACCATATTTCTTTATGGCATTATAAAACTTCACGCATCTTCTATATCCAGAACCATCACTTCTCCATCTAAGTTCTACATTAGTTCTTGTTATACCAATGTAGATTTTCCCATTTATCTTATTAGTATGTTTATATACTATATATCCATTTTCTTCCATTGTGCAAAAGTAATAAAACTTATCCTATTAAACAATAGGATAAGTAAATTATTAAGGGTAGTATTACTTTTTGCTAAATTTCATCAATCTATCATCATAATTAATCCTGAAGAAAGGGTCATTACCTAAATAATCAGCTGACACCTTATCATCATCCCTCTTTATATCCCCCTGATACAGAATTACTTTCTCCTCTCTATACAGCATTACCATACCTAATGCTCTTACCCTATCCACATTTACATCTGGATTAAACAGAATAAGCTCCTTAAGGAGAGCCCTATTTCTTATTCTATAGAGATTGAATATGGTAGTCTCAACCTGCTCACCATCTACTTCCTGTACAACTGTTATTGGCTTAAGCAACCAATCCCTTATAAGAGTGTTAGCATAGTTGTTAATAGGAGCTGTTGCATTCACTCCTTTTGATTTATTACCCACTCCTATGACTTTTATAAGGTCCTTATCCTTAAGATATTCAGGAGTATCTGCAAGAAGGTATGTGCAGTTCATTCTTGAGAAGTATGCAAATATACCTTTCTTATTGTTCTCATAGAGGCACTTTGCATTATAGAACAGACAAAGTTTCCTAACCATCTCAAAGTTCTCATCAGCATGTGTTTTCCTCCCAGTATACTCTGCTACTATCTGGTCTGTCCATAGGTCAAGAACAAAGGTTGAAGTGAGAGAAAGTGTAGCTGACTCATCATCATCAACAGGGTCATGACCTATAATATACCTGTCAGGAAATACCCTATCCTCTCTGTTCTTCTCTGGAAGATTGAATATCTCAAGTGCACCTTCTACCTTATTATCTTTTAGAGGGAAATCTCTGATTGGCAAATCAGTAGTAGGACAGAACTCTACTTCTCCCTTGGCATTCTGTATCAGAGTACCTGTGTAGACATCATCAAACTCTCTTGGATTATTATCCAACTGATTAAGTCTTTCATTCAGGTCTGTAACTGGGAACAGATTACCCTTTGTCTTAAGGATAGCTTCCTGTGGAGTTATAGGGATTTCAGCAATTCTCTTGGTTATTGAGTTGATATCAGTAGAGTTATACTTTACAAGATACCTATCCCTAAGTATCTCAAGAAGAGCCTTTGTTACATCTGA